ATGGAGGGCAAGCTTGACAGGATGATGGGATTGCTCGAACAGGTGGCAAGCAAGTAATCTCCTACCCTATCTATTCACTTTTAAAATCTTATGATATTATGGTAATGATTGAGATTACAGAAGACAAGTTTGATGGCTTGTATGAGAACGTGGAGAAGGGCTTGCGCTACTTGGATAAGGCTATGAACTGCCTGGGCGAAATGAAGCGTGATGGCAGACGTGACCGATACGGCGAGCGCAACCGCATGCCCGATTATAGAGGTCGTGGAGGCAGAAGTGGTATGCGAGAGCATGAGGAGTACGACGACATGCGCCAACGTGAAGACCGTGGACGTGATTACAGAAGTGATTACGGAGAAGATTACTAATTAAGTGAAGAGTGAAGAACGAAGAGTGAAAAATTCATTTGCTTTTCCTCTTCACTCTTTTCATTTTAAACGATTGAGATTATGGGAACAAAATACAGACAATCTTTGAATGCCTACGATTATCAGCCGGAAGAAATGAGGGCTTACCTGAGATACAACGGCTGGCACTTCAATAAGAAGATGTGCGAGTGGGCAGTGAAGCAGATGCGGAAGAATGGTAAGCCAATCCGCATGATGAGCAAGGATGATATTGAGGACATCTTGAAGAAGAACAATATCGTACTGGAGAATAATGTGGGCTATGATGCGGTTTACATCGCACACATGTGCTTGGCGGATTTCTACGGCTCTTCTATCACGGAGGAGAAGCAGATGGCTCAGTTCATCAAGGACTACGTGGATGATGAGGATCAGCAGGATGGTTTCATCTTCAATAGATTCTATGCTGATACATCTTTTAATGGTGTGGGCATTCCTTGGGAAGAAATATTGTAGTTTATAGTTGATAGTTTAAAGTTTATAGTTTTGACTGAGCAGGAGATTTACTTGGAAAGGTATGACTGGACGGTACATGTGATGTACGATGTTCATTCTAAGGATGCCATGAAGGTTAGAAGGTATCTTCGGGATTTGGGATGCAGCGGCATTCCTCTCGAAGATGCCTGTAATCTCGTGCTCGAAGGCGAAGCTAATAAAGGGATAACCTATTCTAATGTTGATATAAGAAAAACCGTGGTTGTGATTGGGTGGGCTAGTTCGAGGGCTGAGTATATGAATAGCCTCAGCCACGAAATGCTGCATGTGGTTCAGCATATTTCCGAGGAGTTCCTAATAAATATGTACACCGAAGAACCCTGCTACCTCCTAGGTTCCCTCTGCCAAGCCGCCAGCAAGTAAAAACACTCCCTTCAGACCACGTTCCTCAGCGTTTCATGTAGATTTCCCTTATTTATCCAAAATCTAAACTGTAAAGAAATCACCCTAAACCGATACTGCATATTAATATTTTCACTATCTTTGCAGGAAAAATGACTTATTATTATGACGGACAAGGAACGTATTACCGAGTTAGAACTTCAATTAAGGGAGAAGGAAGGTATTATTAAAGCATTGCAAGATGCTTTTGATAAACAACTTGATATTATCAAAATGTTGAGAGACAGAATTGATGAAATGACTCCTGATGATATAGCATAAGAAAAGGGTGAATCTTTTGACTCACCCTTCTTCTTTATCTATAAACTCAGCGACTTAGAGTTCGGAAGTTCTTTGATGTTTCGAGTGTTAATAATGTTAATTGATAGAGAAGAATCTAAAAAATTAGTTATCTTTGCACTAATAAATATTCAAGCTTATGAAGAAGAAAATTAAAGTTTATTCTATAGGGGTACTTATTTGCATCATCTTTGATGTTGCATTTGCTACTTTTGTTATTATTTGTGGTAAAATACCAGCTTCTGATTATATCTTTATGGATATATTTCTTTTAATTTCTGATTTTACGATTATTGGATTGTGCTATACTTATTTAAAGGAAGAATCAGGAAATAAATGCTTGGTGATTAAACTGCCTGGTACAGTAGATGATGATAGTTTGCCTAAGTTAAAATAGGAACATAAAGAGTGAATACAAGAAAAGGGAGTGCTAAACAACACTCCCTTCTTCTTTATCTGTATGGTTTACTCCCCATACTTTGGCTCCTCATATACAAGACCATGCTCATCTACGTAAGCCTTGGCTTCTGAGTATGTGTCAAACTCTACTGCGGTGGTATTTACTGCTGGGAATACCTCAGCATTGTCACCTTCCTCTGTGAGAGTGAACACCATCTTGGTTCCCTCATGTACTACCTTATACTTCTTTGTTAACTTATTCATATCTTGTTTCCTTTCTTTACTTTAATGTTAAACTTGAATCCTTATGCAGGAGTGACAATTACAGTATAGCCCTTAGTCTGTAGAGTCTGTACTGCTGCATCTGATGCTGATGTTCGAGTACCAATTAAAGAGAGGGTTTTATACCAACTCTCTCCACTGGTAGGAATGGCAGCTTGACACTGTGCTAAATCTTGTAGCATCTTGTCTATGTTTGTAACTCGGACATGACCTTCAACTCCAAAAATGTTTGATGTTGAAGGACGGGATGTCCATGTGTATTGAGTAGTATTATCACCCTTCAAAGATAAAAAATGACATTTAGCTGGCACTTTAGCCAAATCACCTGTTATATTGTTTGAAGCTCTAAGATAGCCAATATTAGGACAAGACTCTAATTGTGCAATATCACCTGTAATAGAGAGTCCAAATAAGTCTAAAGTTGTCAATGCAGTAAGATTCTTCAAACTAGCAATATCACCACTAACTTGTGAACTAACCAAATTTATAGCTGTCAATGCAGTAAGATTCTTCAAACTAGCAATATCACCACTAACTTGTGAACTTGAAAAGTTTAACTCTTTCAATTTTGTGGAATACTTTAAATCATCTAAACTGAATGAAACATTCTTGCCGTATGAAGGTACACCATATGCCCAATTGTATATTCTTAATAAAGAATACTTGTCCAAGATAGCTATATCGCAGTCCGCATTAGAAACAAAGAACCCCTGAGTACTTTCTGCTGGAATAGTAATCTTCTTGCCTTTGTTTTCAGATAAAGTTTTATCTGTAAAATAAGCATCACCTATAATTTCCAATTCTGCATCTTTAGTAAAAGTTATTGTCTTGCCTTGTGTAGAAGCAGTTGGAGACTCTGATTTTGCAAAATGTACTCGCATTTCTCCGATTCTCAATAAGCTTGCGTTATTGCAAGAACCATTAAGCTTGGTAACCAAACATTTATTCATAATTGTTATATTTTAATTAATATTATTATTTATATCCATGCACTCTATAAGATGCTTTCCGTGACGAGAATAGCATCTTTCCATTCTTGTAAAGTTTGCCATCAACAACAGTTTGCTGGTCATTGAAGTCAAATACCCCACAGAAGTTTTGGTCAGCCCAAGAAATAAAAAGAACTCCTTCGTCAAACATCTGCACAGAGCTTCGAGTATAAGAATATTTCTTAGGAATCTCATATACTTTATAGTCCTTGATAAGATGATTATCCCAGTCTATACTTAGCTGAACAACGCGAGAAACCATTCTTTCATCGTAAGTACCACCATCAGATTTACTATTAATAAAACATAGATCATTATTACCCTTAGGATTGTTCTCGTAGTTATTCCTTGGATTTTTATCATAATAATTAGCAGTAGGAGTTTCTCCTGTCCACATATTATTGTCAAAAAGAGTGTAGGTTGGGTATTCCTTACCCTCAATCTCCTTCTTTCCCCAATATGTAACATCGTGCTCATGATAGAATTTCCACAAAGGTATCTCATCAGAAGAAATATCAGTTAATGATGAAGGTACATCAATAAACCTAAATCCTTCTTCAAGTACTCGCTTTGAATCTATATAAGCAGAATTATATGTACCTCCAACTCGTCCAATAACTGCCTCGTTATAATCTTTTGTTTTGGAGCCTATTACAACATTGCCTTCAGAATCAACCGTTCTCTTAATTTTCCAAAAGCAGTTCATGTCTCGCATATTGACAATAAGATTACCATCATAATCCAGTTGGATTGTATTCCAATGCAGCATTATAAGTGGACTTTTTGTATATATTCCATCAGTGAGAAGGAGAGGATAATCATTAGTATCGAATGATGCAATCTCTTTCCATGTGCCATTTATCTTTTTTATTTCCTGAATACAAATTCTGTATGTAGGACTTGTAAAAGACCCACTACTATGATTTATAGTAATATTTGTTCTATTGATGTAGCTACAAACGATTAAGTGATTATCATCAAAATATATAAAATCATGAGCGTCGGGAGTATTATTAACCTTTATGTTTGTATCTATCACATTAAAGTCTTTATCGTAAATGGTTAATCCCTTTTCTCCCTTTAAGCCGGCGTAAGAGCCGTATGGGAACATTGCCACATAACGATGTATTCCACCAGAGGTTGTTTCTTTTCTGAACTCAGCATAGCCATACGCATTTGCTCCTAATTTCAGATAATTTGTAACTCCATTCTGGTTTCTCTCTACCAAATATTTGTTATCAACCATTGCTACCCATGAATTGAAATACGTAGTGAAATCTCCACTGCAATTAAACACTGGGAAATCATCAGGTAATTCCGTAATCACGGATGGGTCTATTTTCCTAGCCTTGACCGAGAAATCAGATTCATCAATATACAGTTCATAGTAATCTCCATTTGATGTTTTAATGAATTTCAAATCCTTTGGCATATTAGATGAAGTCACCCTTAACTTATCTATTGTCAAGAAGTCTCCCTTCTGTTCACCTTCAAAAGCATTCTTACCTTTACATATAGCAACATTACCTGCCTTGGCAGCTTCTGCATCAACAGCCATACGTATGTATTTGACATCTGTAAGATTATCTGGAATCTGAAAGGTGCTGCCTAGAGTTGAACCATCAGAATTGAATAATCTCTTTCCATTTTTATCATTAGCATCTGTGACAATAATCATACCTGTTGCTGTACCAGTACGAGAAAACCAGTCTCCTGCCTTACATTCAATTCTGTTTGAGAGTTCATAGCCTGCATTAGGTGGAGAGAAGCTATTTACTCCATCACTGAATGTTTTCTGTATTTCGGAAGGAACAAGCAAATTGATTGTATTATGGTCTGTTATTCCACCCATGATATTCAAAGGTATATCTCCATCAGATTTTTTTACGATAGGAAGGACATTTTTCTCTTCTATCCATTCTTTCTTTACGTTATTTTGATAGTACTGTGAAGAGTTAAAACCAGCCAGTTCATTTTTGACTCCATTTGCATCACGATATGACATTGTTTTACCATCTGCATCAGTTGTAATCTCAGTCCTTCCCTCTGGGTCTTCAATATGCTCAAACTCTTCTGGGATGGTCTCTGACTTTACCTTATAGAGATAATGGCTACCATCAGGAGTAATATACCCAATTACCTTACCCTCTGAATCAGTTTCTACTGCTAGATATTCATTATTGTTTATTGTAGAAAGATGAGTAGTACGCTCTTTGATGTCTGCTACATCAACAATAGCATTAGCAATAAAGGTACTAATATCAATACCACCAACAATCATGTGACCATCATCTGCACTGAAGCCGCCAAGAACCTTGTCTTCTGCATCAATGATAGCATAAAGCCATTCCTCATTGGTTATTACAGAGTACATTTCATGGTTAGGAAAGTATGGTTGTGCATCATACTTAATTCCTGCAAGAACTCTGTCTTCTGCATCTACCACTGCAATGATGTATTCATCATTAGAGATATAGAAGAAGCTGTTAGCAACATCAAGATTTATCAAGCCCTTACCATCTTCCTTTAGCTGGAAGGTTTTAAGGATTTCATCAATACTTGAAAGAGCTTCCTTGATAGCCTTAATATCATCAAGCCACTGAGCCTTAGCTGCCCAACAAGTACCATCTTGCAGAATACCAAGTAAAGGATGATTAGCTGCATCAAGAATAACCCAAAGAAACTCCTCACTTTGAGAAATGTGGTACATGTCATTCTGAGGCAAGTAGGGCTTGCCTGTATCTCTGTAGATACCATAGAGAACCCTATCATCTGAGTCAACAACAGCCTTGATAAACTCTTCATTCTCGATTACCCTAAAGCACTCCTTTACTTCATCTTCGATGAGAGACTTACCTTCCTCTTTGTCCACCTTACCTTCCTGCAACGCTGTGATGTTTGCAGATAATTCTTCCTTGACAGCATTAATAGCTTCAAGAACATCTGTCTTATCCTGCTGACACTGGTTGACAATTTCCTGCAACTTTGCTTTTATTGGTGCAGGAATACCTTTGCCCCATTCAATAGAACCATCAAGCTGAATACCAAAAAGGAAGTGGTCTTCTGCATCTACTATTGTCTTGATGAACTCTGGAGACTCTATTTCTCGGAAAGGAAGAGCAAACTGAGAAACTACCTTATCTTTTGATTCACCGAACTCTTGGGCAATATTTTCCTTGTCGAATTTCTTATCAAGTTCAGTAGCTACCTCTGACTTCTCAGCTTTAGTACCAATAGTGGTATCCTGCGCTTTGTTCTTAGCTGCAAGTTCATCAATGGCTCCTTGGGCTGTAATAGCGGTCATGCCACTGGTCTCGTTATTATAAGAGACAGCAGTGGCAATAGAGGCTCCACCTGAGACGGTGATGTCTTTGATGGCATCCTCCAACTGATGAGTCTTTTCACCTATCTGCTGGACTGTCTCCTTGTCACCATCCATGAACACCTCCCTTGCGGCTACAGCTTTTCCTTGTTGGGTAGCTGCATGTATCGGGGCTGTTAAATTAATATTTTCTTCTGACATATCTTTTAATATTTAAAATACTATTAAATCCCACGTATTTGCAGTAAGAGGGTTGATAGTTCTGTATGTTTTGAAACTTCCTTGACTATTTGTGATAGTCTGAGGAGCAGATAAAGGAACGTCAAATCCGGCACTGGTTACACGGATGATTGAGAGATAACTAGGTACTACTAGCCAGATGTAATCATTTTCCTTGGTAGTTACTTTTGGATTGAATGATACTCCTGTTGCTGATACCTTGTTGAGCGTATTGAGGATTTCTGCGGTCATGGTGGCTGCTGGGTTTCCTCCAAAGTAGCAGAGATAGCGAGTCTGAGATGTACTCTTGCCAGTTCTGCCCTCCTTTGTTACTGCAAACCTGAAGATTTCTCTTGCACCTTCGATTGGGGTGGATAGAGTTCCACCAGATGATGGAGTCTCTGAGAGATTCTTAGAGTCATTATCGTTAATCTGCTTGCTGATGATTGACGTATCAGGCACAAGGGGTTTGTTGTCGTTTGAAACGGAATACCTTACCTCTGTCTGCATAGTGTCTACATTCGGAATAATGGTGAATCCTAACGTGATAGGATAAACCGTATCATTCAGCTTGGCTAGATTCTCGTCAACGTCCTGAATCAACGTTAGCAGATTGTCCGGCAATCCTGTTGCTGCTTCTAGAGACTTGCGAAGTTCTGGGTCGAACTTATCAAGAGTCAAGGTATTATCTGCCATCTTCTCATTAGTCACAGACTGGTCATGAAGTTTGGGTGTATCAACGGCAGAATCAGCAAGCTTGCGATTGGTAACATTCTTGTCCTTGATAGTTCGCTCATCTACAGAAGAATCATCAAGCTTGGAGTTAACGATGTTCTTTTCTGCAACCTTCTCAGATGTAACGCTAGAATCTTGCAGCTTCCCTGTTGTTACATTTTGGTCTGCAATCTTCTGAGTAGTAACATTTCCGTCCGCAATCTTTGCTGTTGTTACAGAACCATCAGCCAGCTTTCGGGTGGTGATATTACCATCCTTCAACTTTTTTTCGGTGACAGACTGGTCGTTGTAATCGTCAGTCTTCATCAACGGCACCATCGTACCGAGTTTCGGATCTTGTCTAAATGTAGGCATATTTAATTTCTTTTGGTTCTGATGAAGTGAATATCTGAATCTTTACGGTCTCTGGGACAACTCGCATACGAAGATAGAACTTATCTGTGTTCTTGTGGGCACGGATTGGAACTCTTGGCTTCTTACCGTCGCCTTTATCTTGCCGGACGATGAGTTTGCCCGGGTGTTTGAGCGTAATCATCAAGTAGATGTCACGATGCATGGTAATCTCTGGTGATACCCATGCAAGTTCTTCCTCGTTATAATTCGTTGATACATACTCCATTTTGTACAGTTAATAATTAAAAGTTAATAATTAATAGTTTCCCTCTCCTACTACTTTGTGCTAACGCCTAACTGCTGCAATGCTATCGTGTACATCTGATTTGCCTTGGTATCATCGTAGGCTGAGAGGAGGAGAAAGGCGAGATAGTAGATGAAGGCATTCGAAAGTTTATCGGGAATGGCTACATCAGTTGTATCTGATGTTATGCTCACATTTTTTGGAACGCCTACAAAGGAAATGACGGCTTCGTCTGGTATTGGCTGCAAGAGGATGCAGATAGGATTTTCTCGCATGATTGTTGCCAAAGGACGGTCTGCGGTTCCCTTTGCCGTATCGTCGTACATCATAAGAGCCTCATCGTCGGTATCTTCTACTGGCGTTACTGCCTTGAACCAGCCTTCGCCACGAACTCGGGAGATATTGATAACCTCGGTATCGCTAGGCATCGTAATTGCTCCAATGCCTCTTGTTTTGTCAAAGCTTTCTACTTTAATGGTTGAAGTAGTCGTTGCATCTACCTTCTTGGAGTCGGATAAGACAGGAGAAGATGCAGCAGTAATGGCTATCCAATGCAGCGCATCGTTTATCTTCGACTTGATGATGTTGTCCATATACAAATCATCCTTCTCATCGGTGATTTCCGATGTGTTGTTGGATTCCTCGTCTATGCACCAACGTACTGCCTTTATGATGTCTTCTACCTTCATTTCACCTTATTATATATTATGGCTTGTGATTTGGGAAAACAAAGTTGTGTTTTGTTGCCCATTCCAAAGCACTAGCTAAAGTCTTGAACTGTCGGGAACCCTCACGCTTGTCTTCCTCGTTGACAAAAGCTATCAAGTCTTCATCAGAAACGACAGAAGCAACCTCAATAGGTCCCTTTTTATTTTCTTGGGAAGATTTCTCTTCCAGTTCTGCAGCCTTCTTCAACTTATCCTCCAGGGTTTCCTCTGAACGGATGAGTTTGACGAGACCCTGTTTGAAGAGATCGCTGCTTTCGAGCAAATTCTGAGCGTACTCATTCTTCAAGATAATTTCCGGCTTCTGCTTGGTAATCACATTACCACGCTCGAAGTTGTAGCGAACAGTTACGCCATTCTTGCCTTGAAGAATATGGCTTACAGAGTTTCTATTTGCATTATATCTATATACCTTAATCATATTTGCTAATTATTTATTTAGAACAACAGGTGACCGGCACGAAGCCAGTCACTTGTTATTCGGCGTATTACACTAGGCTGCAATAAGCTGACCTGAGAAGAGTTCCCATTTGCCGCCCTTGTAGATATAAACATTCTCCTTCTCGTACTTGGTTGTACCACTACCAGCATTTGGAGCCTCGTAATCGGCTGTCAAAGCGACAATCATACCCTCACGAGGAGTCTCTGGCAACTTGCTCATGGAGATAATGTTGTTGATAACACCCGATGCGCCAAGTGTAGAAATCTTATTCTCTGGACCAACAAGAATGCTGTTGTAGCCACGAAGAGCAACGCAATCAGCCTCCCAGTGCATGTAACGCTTAGCCAGACGTGGATCGTAAGCATCCTTTGACAAGTCGTTAGTGCGCTCCTTGCTCTTCTCCTTGACGTAGTGACGAGCACCCTTGAAGTCAGCACCAATCATGCAGTCTTCCAAATCCATGTAGTCGAGCGTGCTATCCCAAGCGAAGTTGAGAGTACCATAACTACACTTGAACTGGTTGAAGGTGATGTCGAACTCCTTAACAGTAGAGAACATGACATCGCGACCTTTAGGAAGTTCAATCTTCATGAGTCGCTCGACAGCGTTCTTACCACAGAAGAGATACATAGTATCAGACTCAGCGAAGTCGGTGAACATCAGCTTAGCGATAGCGATAAGGTCAGCGAAGGTATAGGTGTCGCCGATACCGTAAGAGTTGGTAAGCTGGTTGATGATACCCTCAGCAGAGTAAGCGTATTCCTGAGCACCGTCCTTTGTCTCCATGAGGAACTTCAACTTAGTACCATAGAGGTAACTGCGTTCCTGACGAAGCAAGAACTTGGTGAGGGCATCTTCCTTCATGTCGGCAACGGTATGAGGCGCCTTCTTCTTGATCTTCTCGAACTCCTCGGTGAAGATGATGGAGAATGCACGCTTCTGCAAGTAAACCTCTTCTGAGCGAGGCTGGTAGTTCTCAGGTGGAACGTTCATCTGGCTCTCGGAGAGGATGGTGGAAGCACAGAGAATACGGCTGTTAGCTGGGATAGCTGGGCAGCCCATAGAGTCGAGGGTTTCACCAATAGTGCCTTCGGTCTCAGCCGGACCATTAAGAGCCTGCAAAGTAACCTCATCCTTCGTCTTCTCAACTACCAAGAGATTCAAGCGACCGCTAACCTTGGTCTTAGAGCCACGCTCGTAACCGGCAACAGAAGGAACGATAACTGTACTACCCTTGTAGAGAGGAAGCAGAGAACCCGAGAAGTTAGCCTTTGTAAGCTTGATAGTGCCACCAGCTGCGGCAGCTTCAATCTGCTTAGTAACAACACCATCGAGGGTATCACCACCGACACGGGCATGCTTCTTCTCGTAGCCGTTACAAGGCACGCTCTTGGTAATCTTACGGATAATCTGGAGCAAAGGAGTACGGAATGGGCGATATTTCTCTACCTCACTATCCCAATCCTCCTCGGCAAGACCACCCTTGCGAATCTGGGTTGCAGAAGCCTGCGTGCCGGTCAAGTCCTGACCTTCTACCTTACCGCCTGGAGCCAACCGGTCTGACTTATCAGGATCAACAGGCTCAGTTGCCGCATCAGCCTTGGTTGAAGGTTCGTGACCCTCATCGCCAATCTGAGTAGTTGGCTCTGCGGTATCAGCCATAGCAAGAACGCCGCCGCCAGTAACCACGGCAAGAAGCATCAGAATCATCTTGAAGATGAACTGACCGCTTGAAAAATAATTTGAAATTTTCTTCATTTTATACATATATTTATGGATTAATATTAATAAGTGAGACCTTCGAAGAATCCGCTCTTCGGCTCATTCTTCTTTTTGGCAGGCTTGTTCCCTGCGCCCGAACTAGAGAGAGAAGGAGGAATGCCTTCTGTGCTAGAAGAGCGAACCTTATTCTGAATCTTTTCGTTTCGGGCTTGCATAGCCGCCTCGTCGCGCGCCGAACTGATGTCGGAATCGTAGTTGTTGGCATTGTGGAGCATCTTCCAAATATCATCTGAAATATCTCCACTCTCTACCTTGTCGTGAATCTCGTAAATCTGAGACCACATATCCTGCGCATCATCGGGATAGAGCTTCATCAGGCGTTCAAGCGACTTGCGCATGTTGGCAGTAACCTTCTCGGTAGCCTCGTTCTGTTCAGCCACGTCCTCGTTGTGCTTGGCGAGAATCTCAGCGAGTTTCTTGCCGCCTTCAGGATCATCAAGCAACGTCTTTACATCAATACCCAAGCGAGCCATCGCATCAAACGGATTGTCGTCCGGATTTTTCTCCATATCCATCGCCAGAGCAGCGAGCCACTTGTGCTTATCGAATACTTTAGATAATGCCTTACCGCTCTGTTCGTACTGTCCGAGCAAATCAGCATCATCATTCATTGCCGCATAACGAGCTTCCTTATCTTCGAAGTCGATGTCAGAATGGCGATTAGAGAAGCGCTTGGAGAAAGCTGTACGATTAGGACGCTCATCTACAGACGTTTCATCTGTAGCAGCCTCAGCAGGTGGAGTCTGTTGAGCACCACCTTCCTCATTCATCTGTGCTAATTCTTCTTTTGTCATATCTCTATAATACTGTTTGAAACTTTTCGGCAAAAATGCAAATAATTTGAAGAAGTTTTGCCGTGTTCCAACCTTGCGCTTGGTGGTTGGTTGGAGCACGGCAAAGAAAGTCATGTTTTTGCCTATTTTTGCGCCTATAATTAATAATGTATAAGAAAATGGTAAAGGCAAGAATACTGACACTTAGCAAAGTGATGCCTCAACATAACAAGTATGACTCTGTTAAGGCTCGCAAGCGAAGACAAGAACACGGCAAGGACGAGGAGTTACTCAGTCGATGCAGAAATGCTTGGAATAACCTGAGCGGTGTGCGAGAAACGAGGGCGAGAACGATGCGCTACTGTATGGGCGACCAATGGAGCGACACCATCAGAGTATACCATCATGGCTACTGGGAAGAAATGACAGAGCGCACCTATATGGAGAAGCGCAACCAGACACCTATGAGCAACAACATCATGGTGAGCATACTGGAATCTATTGCCGGTCTTTATGCCAAGCAGGGAACGGAACCGGTCTGCTTTGCAAGAGATAGCGACTCCCGACAACTGAGCGACATGATGAGTGCTACGATGCAATGCAACTGGCAGACAACGTACATGCAAGATGTGCTGAACCACGCCATTAAAGACTACCTGATGGGCGGTCAGATGTTTGTCAGAGAGAGTTGGGAGGCGAAGGAACTTGAAATGCCCGACTCATGGACGGACGCGATGGAACCCGACCACATGTTTTTTGAATGCGGCAGCGACCCACGGCACAATGACATAAGTCTTATTGGTGTGCTGCATGACGTGAGCCGAGAAGACTTGTATCAGAAGTTTGCCAAAAAGGAATATGGACTTACAGAAGATGATCTGAATGCTATCTTTGATATTTATCCTTTGGATGATAACAGCTACGGCTATGAGTTTAACGAAGAAAAGGCGTTGGAGAATCTCAGTTTCGACCATAGCAACAAGGGAAGACATTACTCCAGAGTGATTGAGGTGTGGACCACGGAAACCAAGCCAAGACTGCAATGCTTTGACCCGATTGCTACCACAGGAACCGGTGCTTACTTCCGCATAGACTTGGATGATACTGCGATGATACAGAAACTACGCAACGACAACATGAAGCGCAAGCAGCAGTATGACGAAATGGGTATAGCGGAAGAAGACAGAGCCTACATTACCAGCGAAGAGATTGCAGATAAGTACTGGTATTATACCTACATGGCGCCAGACGGAACTATCCTCTGCCAGGGCGAAACTCCATACGACTATAAGAGCCATCCTTTCACTATGAAGCTATATCCGTATATCAACGGAGAGATTCATCCATTCCTTGCCAACATCATAGACCAACAGAGATACATCAACCGACTGATTGTGATGAACGACATGGCAATCAGAAGCAGTTTCAAGGGATTCAAGATGATTCCTACAAATGTGCTTAACGGCAGAACGCCAGAGCAGTTTATGGAAGAGGCGGTAGAGTATGACGGATGGATATTCTACAAGCCATCGGTGAAGACACCGAATGCGAAGCCAGAAATTATTACATCGAATGCCGTGAATATCGGTACGAATGAACTCTTGCAGATAGAGCTGAACCTGATTCGAGAAGTTACCAACGTGAGCGGTGCTTTGCAGGGTAAGACCCCATCGGCAGGAACTTCGGCAGCCAGATATGCACAGGAAAGCCAGAATGCAACCACGTCTCTGTATACCATCCTTGCCGACATGGACGTGTTTACGGAGAAGCTGGCAACCAAGAAGTGCATGACTATACAGCAGTACTACGAAGACGGAAGAAGGGTTTACGACCGGAACTTCAATGCGGTTTACAAGTACGACCGCCTTTCGGCAAGAGATATTCACTTCAAGATCAGCATCAAGAATGCAGCAGCTACGGCAGCCTTTAATACGATGCAGAACGATACGCTTGACAAGCTTCTTGAAATGGGCGGTATCAACATCATCCAGTATCTACAGAACCTCAACGCACCATTTGCAGACAAGTTGCTTGCCAGCGTACAGGAGCAGCAGGCTCAGCTTGAACAGATGTATCAGCAGCAACAGGCAATGGCTCAGCAGCAAGGCGGTGGTCAGGTAGAAAACGGAATTGTGCAGGGTGCAGACCAGAATGCGGTAGCACAGGCACAGAGTGCATTAGGATATAACAGAGCAGCATAAGATATGGAAGTACAGATAACGATAGAAATGGAGAAGGTGATGAGTGAGGTGAACAAACACTTCGCTCTCATCGGAAAACGCCTGAAAGACAAGAACGGCGATACGATGTTTGCCAAGACCACTCTATCTTCGGAAGAGAAAGGTATCATGAAGCAGTATATCAACGCTGCGGCAGAAACATTTGTAGCAGAGCTGGCACCACAAGTAACCTATTACAAGAACGGAGACGCGATGGTGATTAAGTTTGAGAACAGCAGATGGGCAGACGGAGAAAACGGCATTACCGTTCCATTTGAAGGCAACTTCATCGGCTATGTGATAGCCTATGTATCGAATGCAGTGTTGGGAATGACAGAACCAGACCTAGCCAAGAAGTATGCGGAGGACATGGCTAATCATATAGCAGCTGCCATTAAGCTGATTTATCATAAGACTCCACCGGCAAGCAGCAACATGAGTCTTGCAGATATGACAGGAGAAGTAATCATTGACTAAAAAGGAAAAAATATGATCATAAAATTTCAAATCATCAAATCGGTAGTGATTGAAGCGGTAAAGGCAACAACCTACCTGAAAGCAAAGATAGATACTGCGGCAGACAACAATGCTGCAAAAGTAGGCTTTAACGAGGCTGCTGGCGACGACCAAGTACACGAAAGAGTGCTGACGCATGACTTCGATACTTCGCTGGAGATTGTGAAGACGATTCTTGCCGAGTATCTTGTGCCGAACGCACAGACCATAGGAGACAACATCATCTATTACGACAACAAGACGGATGATGTAGTAGAGTTTATCATCAACGCTTCACGAAGATGCAACGGAACGCTGACCGATACACTTGCCCGACTGGTGGCAAAGTATGTGGAAGACTACATGACCTTCCAATGGTGGACGAGAACCACGAATCTGAAACAGGCTGAGATTTACCAAGCATCACTCGCCATTGATGAGCAGAGCATCAGAAGATGTTTCGTTCTGAGCGGTCCGGCAGTTCCTACTGTTCCGTACACCCAGCATCTGACCGCCAAGGTGGACGGAAGCGAAGAAGACGGAGCTGTAACCATACGTATTGACGATATGGAAGTTACCCTATCCTACTCTATTGACGAAGGAACCATTGATGATATTGAGGCAAGAAGCAGCGACCCCAGTATACTGGAAGTACATAGAAGTCAGGAGCCACATGCTTTCTGGCTGAAGCCTATCAACACAGGTGTGGCAATCATCACCCTATTCTCCAGACACAGCGATAAACTGGAAGTGGAAGTAGAAGCAACCGTAGCAAAGGAGGTATAAGATGGAGTTTAACAAATTACACCCAACACATTTTATCCGAGAGAGAGGATGGAAGCCAGAGCCAAATCCTTTTTTGCCGAAGCCACGAAGAGCAGGGCACGGCTATTGGGATAAGCACATCTTTATCTATGCCACCCAGCTCTGGTATGATATTGATGCAAACACCAACATGGTAGGACGCGCAAGACGGAACATGAAGGACGCGCAAGGTGAAGATATTCCGACAAGCGAGAACGATCAGGAACGTCCACTTTTCTACCGATGGTTTGACAAGTATATTAATAAGGTGGAAGCGAATCTGTCTGCCTATGTAATGAAACCAGAAGGAAGGGTTAGAGATAATGCCCTGAGAGAATGGGATGAGAAGGAGATATGGCTGAAATTTCCCGACTACTGGGATGATACCAAATATGATGCACTCGTCAAGCTGATACACGACTATATCGTGACCGGTGCGCTATACGAATACTTTATGCGCACATTGACGAGCAAGGACCCTCTGACGATAGACCAGATGAACCAACTGGACGAACTGGAGATAGACATCATAGACTGCGCCAACTCGACCAAGCCGGGCAGTATGATTCACACATTGAAACCCTTCGGATAAAAAAACGAGCGTATGAAAGATTTTGAAATGGATGAATTTAAGTCTGTAAGGGAGATACAGAAAGAGAAGAAGGAGAAGGTAAAGAAACTTCTCCCTGCAAGAAAGAGTGCCCAAAAAGAATATATTAGAGACTGGCTGGCAAGGAGCCAAGAGCAGTTTGAGGATTGTATGAACCAACTGGCAGAGTATGATCCTAAGACGTACGTCACCATCTACAAAGACCTTACCAAGCACATGATACCAAAGCAGACAGAAGTAAGCGTTACCCACGGTATAGATGCAGACTTCAAACAGCTTATGGCACTCGGTATGACAACAGTAGAAGATGAAGACGAGGCAGACGTACTGGATATAAGCAAAGCACCCGAGATACAGGATGCTGATTTTGAGGAACTAAACGATTTAACGGATGGCTCTAGTAACTGAACTGGAAATAGATAATCTCGTAGCGGAAAATCAGAAGCGATACGATGAGATTTATGGCACCTACGACCCAATGACTGGCGAAGGTTGCTATAACTTTGAGCATCGTGTGAAGATAGAACTATCCGATTTCTTCATTCCTAAGATGTGGGTTCCGAAGAAGACTGCCAAATCTGTTCTGTTCAGAGGTCTGAGAAAGATGGGCAGCCTGAAAGACTACATCAACTATGTGTTACACCAGAAGGATGATGCCCAGCATTTCCAGATGCTTACCTTTGCCATCTGCAGAGTGAGATTCATGGAAGACCCCGAGTTTGCCCTATACGTGACCGATAAGATTGAGGATAAGAAGACCGGTAAGATGATTCCTTTCAAGCTGAACTATCCTCAAAGAAAGCTACTGAAGATTATGGAAGACCTGCGGAATGCCCACAAACCGGTGTTCGTGGTTATTCTGAAGGCACGTCAGTGGGGCGGCTCTACCCTATCACAGCTTTACATCAAATGGATTCAGGACTATAGGCGCGATGGTTGGAATGCTATTGTGCTTGCCCAACAGAAAAATACCGCCAAGAAGATTAAGGCGATGTACCGAAAGGCTTTGGAGCGGCAGCAGGGGTGGACCGTAGGACATCAGGGCGCAAAACTCCAGTTCTCACCATACGAAAATTCTCCCGACGATTTCCAAGTAACGGATGGCGTGAAGGCAATCAGACGAAGTACGCTGACCGTTGCCTCATTCGAGAACTTTGATTCGGTGCGTGGTAGTAACTTCCACTGTGCCCACTATTCGGAGGTAGCCTACTGGAAGAAGACACCAGAGCATGATCCTGAGGGTGTGATTTCATCTATATCCGGTGGTATCGACCCATTGGAAGACAATGTGGAGATATTCGAGAGTACCGGTAGAGGTAACTCTGGTTTCTTCTACGACAAGTGCCAGTTGGCAATGGACCCAAAGAATAATGATGCTTATTCGTTTCTCTTTATTCCTTGCTTCTTCATAGAAAAGGATATGACTCCTGTAGAGAACAGAAGAGCATTTGCCAAGTGGCTTTTGCAGAACAGAGACCGAAGCACCTGTCCGAAGGGCTATCGTGAGACAGGAAAGTTCTTCTGGCGAATGTGGCAGAAGGGTGCTTGCTTTGAGGCGATAGAATGGTACAGAAACTACAGAAACAAGTTTACCACCCATGCGGCATGTGCTACCGAGGCTCCTATTGATGAGGAAGATGCGTTCAGAAACTCTGGCAGGCTGGTATTCAATCCTTATTCTATAGACGACATGCAGGCTATGTATAAGCAAGATCCTAAGTTTACTGCCGACATCGTGGTAAACATCAGCGTGAAGGATGATAATACCATTCCGAACTCGAAGGTGAAGCTGAGAGACGATGGTGAGGGAGACTTGAAGATTTGGGCTGTTCCAAACTGTCTGCAAGTGGAGAACAGATATTTGGTGAGTGTGGATATTGGCGGTAAGAGTACGACATCGGACTATACCGTTATGACCGTGATAGACCGATTCGGTATGATTCCTACCGTGAAGGGCAAGCCAAAGGTGGTAGCTAGATACAGAGGACATGTTAGACATGATAAACTGGCATGGATGGCTGCTGCCCTAGCCCATTATTATGATGATGCGCTGCTGGTGATAGAGAGTAATACGGCTGACCGAGAGAAGAACAATAACACGGAGGGTGATCACTTTCTGACCATTCTGCAGGAGATTGCCGACTACTACGATAATCTGTATCAGAGAACGAGCAGTTCGGAGAATGTGGAAGACAACGTACTGGCGAAGTATGGTTTCCAGACCAACAAGCTGACGAAGCAACAGGTGATTGATAACCTGGAAGAGTTTATTGATGATAATCTGTATGAGGAGCCAGACAAGGAAATGTATCATGAGTTGCGCATATATGAGCGACATGATGATGGCAGCTTGGGTAATATCGTTGGTAACGGAAACCATGACGATGTGGTAATGAGTACCGGCATCGGTCTCTTTGTGAGTCTTACGGACATGGAAAAGCCTAGCTGGAAGAAAGCGGAAAGAAGAAGCCGCGGTGGTGATGGTGTTCATACGGCGGCGAAAATCTAGGGGGGGAATGTTGAGTGTTGAATGTTGAGTGTTGAATTAATAGTGTTAAATTATTATGGAAAGAAACTTAGAAAGAAAAACTTTGAGCTTTAGCAAGGGCATGACGAATGTGCCTAGCGACTTGCTTTCAGATGATTCTGAACTGCTGGAGAGTGACGGATTTATCTTTAAGGATGGAGAAATGAAGGCGGTGCAGAAAGGGGTGGAAATCGGCAACGTTCCTTATAAGATAATGTACGTTCACAAGATGGCAGACTATGAGAATATCATTGCTTATGATGGTACGGAAAATATATACTGGTATACCAAAGATGATAGTGGAAATATCGTAAGCCCACCCGATGGAGTAACGAAAAGTTTCAATGCAGGAACCGTTTACGACGTAAACAGCATAGGCAACACGTTGGTTTTCGCCACCAGCGAAGGACTTCACTATTTGCTTTTCAAAGGAAATAAATACAAGAATCTTGGTAAAGAGTTGCCTCGCTTAGATTACGATTTTACTTTTGAGCGACCGACGGGTAACTATACCCAGGAAGAAAGCGGAAGAACATTATGTAATGCCGAGAATGCTATCGAGACAAAACAAGGAGAAAGCTATTTTAATCCATTAAACCATACGTTCATTCAGGCAGGAGGCGTAAAACCCGATGGCAGCGAAACCAAATCATATACAATGTTTAGCATTAAGGTATCATCAGATTCAAAATATGAGAATGAGTTTCAAGAAACCATTCAAGGGCATGTAGCGCAAGCAATAAACTGGGCAAAGAGCAAGAATATGTTTGCTTTTCCTTTCTTTCTAAGATGCGCTTTCCGCATGTTTGATGGTTCATACTGCAGAATAACTACGCCTATAGTATGCTATCCAACAGTAAATAAAAACTGTATGTTCAGTTCTGCTGTTTTTGATAGTACACACAACACCTATATGGATTTACATCAGATGGGGGGTGCAGGAAGTATGTTCTACTTTATAGAATACAGGGAGCTGCTATTCAGATTTGAATCAATACCTAACGACTGGAGCGACATCATCAAAGAGATAGTTGTTTTTGCGTCAGATCAAGTAGTGCCATTCTATATAGATAAAGGTTGGCATTTTGAAAGTCCGAATGGCTTGCATAAGAAATATGCTTATGCTAATTTTGGGTATAAAACTTACGAAGAAAAGCTCTTGAATTATGACGTGGATGGCTCGACAAGCACAGATACAACTAAAGAACCATATACCAGAGCGGTACATGACGAACTTTTACCAAAATACAAGAGTGATGATCAGATTATATCCGAATTACTCTCGAAAACAGTTTTTTGCAAATTATTCACAGTTCCAATAAGTGGCAGTCATATTGGTGGTAGCAATTATCATTACACCGTTACCGGCAAGGGTGGAGAACCGGCATTTATTAGTGATGGGACATTGGAGAACCTTCTGGAGCAGGAGCAACTGAATGTGGATGATTACTACGGATGGGCTTCTTTGAGTGCCGAATCCATTTACAATTACAATGGCAGACTGAATCTTATTGGAACAAAACGAACTCCTTTTGCAGGTTTCGCCAAATTTGTAGGAAAAGACAGGTTTGAGGATGACGCATTTTTGATGTATACGCACATCGTTTCAGATAAATGTGATACATGGATTGAAAGAAGTGTTACTGCCGATGAAGATTTTCTGCAAGGATGGCTGTTTTATCCAGACCCGAATGCTACGGAGGTTATTTTTTACTCTGCAGGGAAATATATCAGAATTAATCTAAAGGCACATCCTAGATTAAATGGTGCTTATACGTTTCCTGTACTTCCACCAAATAAGCCAAAGAAGTTTACAGAAATCAGTGAAAGCGAATTGCTAAAGATTGTAACAAGCGTAAATGATAAAGAAAATTTGAACTCTCAGATTTTCACTTCTGTAGTCAACAATCCATTTGTATTTGAGGCATCGGGAGATAATACAGTTGGAACCGGAAAGATACTCGGAATTATTGCCAACACAGAGGCGGTAAGCCAAGGTCAGTTCGGTCAATACCCATTGATGGTATTTACGGACGAAGGTATCTACGGCTTGTCGGTTAACTCGGAAGGACTCTATAGCAGAGCCTATCCAATATCAAGAGAGGTATGTAATGAGGATTCGCCACTGGTGCCGACGGACAGGCTTGTGTTCTTTGCTTCAAAGAAAGGACTGATGGCGGCAAGCGGTGGAAGCGTAGCCTGTATGAGCGAACAGATGAGGGGAAGAGTGCCAAGAAACTTTGCGACCTTCGGGGAAGGCAAGTTCCTGGATTTCCTGAAAGACTGCTTTATTGCTTACGATTACAGAGACTCCATATTGAGAATATTCAGCAAGGGAAAATCATACCAATACATATATAATATGGTGGATAAGACCTTCTCAATGGTGAATAGCGGCATAGAGGCACAGGCGGTAGTGAATGATTATCCGGATAATCTGATACAAGATACTAACGGAAACGTCTACTCACTCACGGCAAAGCCGGACATCAACGAAGATACAGAAAGCTATAGCGGCTCATTTACTACCAGACCTTTGAAGCTGGGCGGCAGCATGACATTGAAATCGCTGAGAGCGGTGAAGCATCTGTTTGATTCGGACGAAGGTACGATTGGGCTGGAGATATACGGAAGCAACGACTGCAAGCACTGGTGCAAGCTGCCAAGCGTCGGCGGCAAGCCTTGGAAGTACTTTACTTTCAAGTATACGCTGCAGAACTTCAAGGCTGCTGATTCCTTTGCTGGCAGTATAGTAGAGGTACAAAGCAGACGAGAAGATAAAATGAGATAATTCTTTCATACGCGCTAATTTATGATAACATGAAAAAGGCGGCTGCTCATCACGAGTGGTCGCCTTTAAAATTAGTTATGAAAAACATTTTTAAAAACATGATTCTCTTTATATGTGTGTTATCTGATTTTGATATTATTTATACAATACGCTACGATGTAGCCTAGGATAAAGCAGTAAAGATGTAGAAGTCCGTTGACATTCGGCACGGCCATGGTGCAAATAATGAACGGCATCGCTTTCTTTAATGCCTCTTTCCATCGTCCGGTCCTACCCCACATCAAACCAAAGGAAGCGAATAGGAAACCGGAAAGCCCCATTGTAGGCTGACTAACATACATGGGCAGCAGACTAGCGGCATAGGCAACAGCCAGAGAAGTGACTGGTTTCATATCGTTCTTTATCTGCCAAAGCACCAGAAGGTTTACGGCAAGATGAAAGCCGTTGACATGGAAGAAGCTATACAGGATATGATTCTGCCAAGGGCAACCGGGATAGAAACCGACATGCCAAGTACACAGAACGAGGCAGATGATGCTAAGCACCAGCTTTGTTCGAAAGTTTCTTCTTACGAATGTCCATTTCTCTGTAATTTTTTCCATACTTCTTATAGTAAGCGAAAATGAATTTGAGATTACTTGGCTGGATAAAGAACTCTGGTGCAGGCTCAGATACCAAGAACTGGCAGATAAACCATAAAGATTTGCCCACGAACTCCTTGCGCTGCGTCATTTCGTTCATCCTATTGAACAGCGTATAGTACAACTTCTGCCGAATCGGCTTCATGCTATCCACCTTTGAGAAATCGCCGACTGCCATTCTGCGGAGTATATCCCAAGCTCTTTTGGGAGAAACATAGTATCTCGGAGCAGGAGAATGGACCACCTTTTCCCAAGCCTCCTGTTGGGAATGGCAATTAGGAGCTATCTCCCGATACGCCTTCATCAGATCATCCCTCTGTCTGTCAATCAATTCGTAATTTGCTCTTGCCATATAAATGCTGCATTAAGATGTTGCAAATATACATATTATTTAGAATATGACCAAATAAGCGCATAAAGATTTAAATAAGTTTAATATTAGGCTGGTTTTCATGGCATAACGAAAGAAAAAGTTTAATTTTGCAACAAAATGAGACGTATATCGCAGAAACAGTTAGCAAAAAGTAAAATTAAACCATAAAATCGTAACAAAATGAGAACAAAACAGGAATCACCTCTCTCGAAAGAGGAGGAAGCCTTAGTAATGGAAGGCTTATTGAGTAGGAAGATTTGGAGGTTCTATGAACTTCTATCAAAGTGGGCACCCATACCATTGATGCTAGGTCACTGGTATGGCGTATGGGACTATGGGCATTATCCCTAGACCAACAGTTGTAGATACCAATCTCAACGGGAACTGCATCATCTGGATTTATGTACTGGCATACATTTATATGCCACTGACCATGATACCGGTAAGTTTCTTCTTCAGATACTGCTGGATTTTCCGTATTCCGTTCTTTTATTTTTTCGGTATCAACGCTATCAGACTATACTATCGGCACTGGCTCATCACTCCCGAGCAGTTGGAGATGCACCATGTGTTTATCATATTCACTTTAATGCTTTACGCTTATGGATTTATCAAAATCGCTCTATCGAATAGCAGAATCTGCCTTTGGGATGCTAAGAAACGATGAGTGTGGGTTTACAGAGGAAGAAGAGAGGATTGTGCAGAGGAATCTTCTTTACTGGATGGAAAGGAAGCATCACTTTGACGAGCAACTGGGCAGAGCCTGCATCGCCAACATCTATTATTTCGATAATGATGTTCACAAGAAGTATGCTCCTTACTTCGGGTTTGATGAGTTGAAGGAGGACTATGAAAGGTTATCATGGAACATACCGGACTACAACTTCTGGGATTTTGCGGTAACGATGAATAAGATGTATGCTGACCATATAGACGTGGTGGGCAAATGGTCGAAGAACAAAGATACCACAAGAAAAAGAATCTCGGAACTGGCTATCAGTTTCCTCTGTGACGAATCGACAAACCACACGACTGATAAAATCTGGTGGTACATGAACAGCTAAGTTGGAACACGGCAAAAGCTATTGAAAAGCCTTTTATCTTTGTAGTCATTAATCATAAATAATGATATATGGCAGAGATAGTACATACATTTTTACAAGAGCACCTGTATAGATCGGCATTGGTTATTGCCATCTGCATGGGTGCTCTTATCATTTCTATGGGCGTGGACCTGTTCTTCGGCATCAAGAAAGCGAAAGAGAACGGACTGGCTACGACAAGTACAGGATTCAAGAAGACTTGCGACAAGGCGAGGAAATACTTCTCTCCCTTCATGGTGACGGTCTGCATAGACCTGATAGCCTGTACGGTACTGCCCTTCCCTGTCTTCTCTATGATATGGGCAGGCTATTGCGTGTTCTGTGAATTTGTAAGCGTAAGAGAGAAGAGCTGGCAGAAGGCTGAGATACGGAAGCAGGAGAAGACGGTAAGCATTCTTCTGGAGAACAAAGAAGACTTGGCCAGAGCTTTTGCTGAGATTATGAAGGAGCAGGGAAAGGAGGAGAAGAAATGAGACTGATTAAGAGAATTTTTGTTCATTGCAGTGCCTCTTCTCAGAAATGGGGTGTGAAGGAACTTTGGGATGAGTTTAAGCGCAAAGGCTGGAACAACCCCGGCTACCATTACGTGATTACTGCTGATGGTGGGATTCACCAGATGCTGCCGGTAGAAATGGTTAGCAACGGCGTGAAGGGATATAATGCTACGGCTATCAATGTAGCTTACGTTGGCGGCATCAACAAGAAGGGAAAGGCGGTAGACAACAGAACTGAGGAGCAAAAGAAATCGCTTATCACTCTGCTCACTCAGCTGAAGAAGAAATATCCGGATGCTGAAATCTTAGGGCACAGGGATATTTCGCCCGACAAGAACCATAATGGCGTGGTGGATGCTTGGGAGAGAATCAAGGAGTGTCCTTGCTTTGACGCTAAAGTTGAATACAAAGAGATATAGCTTATGAAATGGTATGACATAAGGTTTTGGAAATGGGCTTGCATCGGGCTGGTGATTGTGGCTATCCTATTGGCATTTACTGGATGCAAGACGAAGGAGTATATCAATGTTCCTTCTGTTAGAACTGAATACGTATGCAGAACTGATACTTTTGCTAAGTTGGATAGTATCTACATGAAGGATTCGGTGTATGTTTTTCAGAAAGGTGATACGGTTTTCCATAACAAGGTGGTTTATCGGGACCGGTATCATAATATATATAAGGTGAAGACGGACACGATCATCAAGACGGATTCTGTTGCCGTGCCTTATCCTATAGAGCGACAACTGACGAAGAACGAGCAAAGGCTGATGTCGCTGGGCAGATGCTATATCGCTTTTCTGTTCATACTGGCGGCTTGCGCGATTGGGTTCACTCTCTGGTACAGAAACAAAAAATGCTAGCTTATGGCGAAGATTAGCGAAGAACTGCAGATGATTGATTCGCTCCTGATGGAATTTCATGAGCGGATTCAGAGCGGAAGATGCTTAACTAACAAACAGCAAAATGCTTTCATGTTAGATTTTCTGCACCGCATTGCCAACAAGGACGAGCCTATCAGCAAGGCTGAGGCATGCGGCTATGTTCATGTTTCTAGGGCTACCTTTGACCGCCTTGTGAAAGAAGGCAGGCTGCCAAAGGGTAAAAAGCGGAAAGGATGGACCGAGCTGGTTTGGTACGAAAAAGATTTAGATAAATATGTAGATAGATTGGTATAGATTTTACTTTTTTATTTTTAGTTAGTTGTATTAATTAGGTTTTAAGTAGATTGTTTCATTGCAAAAAGAAATCCCCACTCGGCTGTGATAGCTGGGTGGGGATTGTGGGTTACTTATTTCATGAATGCCATCCAAATAGTTTGGTTCTTGATGGTGGTACGATGTCCGAATATCGGTTTGTAATCGGTGATAGCCTTTAGTACATCACTAACCTTTATCTGTTGCTCGTTCCACTTAAAAATGAGTGTTCCGTTTGTTTTCAGCACCCTCATGCCCTCATGGATAGAATCGTTGATGAATGCTTGCCAATTTTCGGGCAGCTTACCATATTTCTTGCATAGCCATGAATTCCGTCCTACTTTTAGCAGATGAGGAGGGTCGAATACAACCATATTGAATGTTTCATCTTCGAATGGCAAATTAGTGCAATCGGCTATCATATCGGGTTGTACGTCTAATTTGCGTCCATCACATAATGTGTCGTGATATTCTCTTATGTCGGTAAAAAGAACCTGTGGGTCCTGCTTGTCGAAATAAAACATACGAGATCCACAACACATATCTAATATTCTTTGTTTCATATACTACTTCTTTGTTAGTTTAATTGCCTTTATAAGGCGATGATCTCCTGCTATTTTACCGGAATCTTTCTTACCATGGTAATAACCAAATCTATAAGCCCAATATCGGGTTTCATAGACCTGCTTCATTATCTTCTTTGCTAATCTAACCTTCATACGCTATAATTGCTTTAATTTATTGAATATCTTGGCAAAGCGGTGCATGTAATCAAAGTTGACGCTTTCACCATGCAACACCATTCTGTCATATAGCCAACGTAGATGCTCCGCATCCTCGTGGAACTCTTTAATATCTTGTTCGTCTAAGACTATTTGTTTCTTCATACGCTATTTATTTTTCTGTTCAAACTTTTCAATAAGAATGTTACAATCATCCCATTCTGCACAATTATGCATCCAATCTGGGATAAATGTGTGATGCGAACTAAGCTTTTTGAGCATATCATTCAATGTGGTTTGTATTCTCATACGCTACTTCTCCTTTGCTTTAACGTTATACACTCCCTCAATGACCTCTACTTCATAACAATCGGGACAATAGTGTTTACCATCTATCATTTCCCAATCAGAGTAGTCACCAATATCGACTTCTTTGTTGCTGAATAGTGCGGAACAAGTATCTGTATCTCCAAACACTTCTCCGCATCTATCACAGACAATCCGATACATTGTAATCGGTCTATACATAACTATTCTTCATTACATAAAGTTTCTACTACCTTTGTTCTTGTAGTTTTTGTTGCAGGGTCATATTCATCATGAATAGATTTTGCTACACCCTTTTTGTTGGTAAAATAAACAACTCTACCACCATCATAGAAACGATATACGGTTATACCATCCACAACAAATAGCTTCTCTACCTTAATTTCATTAATAGAGTCTGATGTTGGAACATTAACTCCTTTGTTCTCGTTGCAAGAAACGAGCAGGAATATAACCGATACAAATAATAATATAATCTTCTTCATACACTACTTCTTTTTCCAATATTTACCAATTAAATAACCGAAAACTCCACCCATAAAAGCAACAAATAGAACATATATGGTAAGTATAAAATAAAATCCAAACATAAGCTATTCTTATTTAAGTTCTACCGGCTCATCGGCAAAAGATAATTCTCTTCCGATAAGCTTCTTGATACTACCCTTAGGAAGTTGGAAACCATAAGCTCCATGTCTATCTTGTGGCAACCAATAATTATGTTCGATACAATCACCAGCCCACATATCAGGCTTGTAGTTGAATATCCATTCTCCGATATAATCTACTGCTAACCATGCCATAACTATTCCTCCACTTTTACGCCAAATGGAGTGCCATCGGCAAAGGTGAATTCATCAAAGGCTTCATCATATTTATGACCAACTTGTGTAAACGCACTTTTTTGATTCAATCCACTCATACACAATCTAATTCCTTTGTCTTTAGTCTTCACCCACCCAAACGGCTGGTGTTCCAACATTTCAGCCCAACACTCCTCAGCATCCTTGAAAGGGCGGTAGGTAGGCTCTGGCTTGACACGATACTGTATATTATTCCAGTGTTCAATCTCATTCATTTCTGTCCAATCATTCATGTCTTCCAAACCTTTACCAACAACATTTGGGTCAGTTCTTGTCTCTATTACTTTACCATCCGCAAATGCTTTTAGGAAAGGATAAAATTCTTTAGCTTGATTCCTGTCCATAATTAATCCTCCAATTTTATATTATGTTTATCTGCGAAACCATCTTCTGCCTCTTCGCAAAACTGACCTTCGCAAAGTGATTCTGGGAGTGCTCTGCTAGTATAATACTCTAAACAGCATAACTCACAGATTTCTTTTTCGTATTTGTATCTTAACTCTTCTCTAGTCATTATTCACCCTCCTTTCTGACTAAATAGTCGTACATAGGCTCGCGGTTTCTACGATATTTATTACATATCTTTTCAGCCTCCTCCTCTGTGTCACAAGTTGCAACAACTCCATCGGGATATGTATCCCAATATCTAACTACCTTAAATTTTGTCATATCAATCCTCCAATTCTTTAAGTACTACTTTAGATTAAACTGCTTTGATAAAAATGAATTGCTCTTTATTAAGCTGATGATTTCTTCTTCTGTATGAATGCCTTTCCAAAATAGTTCGGTATGACTACCACCTCTGTCGTCATCTACAGAAAACGGAACACCATAATTCGTATAGACCTCTCCGTGATGTTTGATAACGTGGCGACCAGGATTCTTTCGGATATTGTCTATCCAAGTTTCATTATCGCATTCGCACCACATTCTATATTCTGCCGAGGTCAGCACTTTGTCGATGCCGATAGGATAATGACCGGAACACCCATTCGTTCCAAAATAAATAATCTCTGCCATATTCTCTTCTTTTTACCCTCTCCATGATGTTATCAAAATAATAACGGATTGGAGTCTTTATGAGCCTTTCACTCATTAACGTTCTTCGATGTGTACTAAATGCTTGATGCCTTTTCCACATAAGAGTGCTCTGAGGTGAATTGTCAAGCGGTAATTGATATTTTACGGCTACACCTAATGCCAACCAATCTAATTCGAGCACGGCTTTTTCGTTATTATCTTAATTTCACCAAGGAGAGGGTGGTTAGCTTTACTAAAGCTCATCAAACTCTTTCTGAATGCTATTTAAAGCCTTTTTTATAGCATTCTTTATGTCGGCAGATTCTTTTGGCGCATACTTGTTTATATCTATTAAAGCACTCCCCAGTCTGTTTTCATTAGCACTCATGCCATTACAATATCTATCGATAACTACTTTATAAGCATTAACAAAGTTGCTTAATTCGTTAGCTCTAGATAATCTTTCTTCTGTCATATCTTTATATTTTATGCCCGAAGGCGGTTAAACATCAAATCTTTCTGTCTTGATGAGTTATTATCTGGCAATCATTTCCTTTACTATTTCGATAACCACATTGGTAGCATTTTCTTCCATAGAAAGGACAATGATGGTTTATTTGTGTTGCTACACTCATTACCTACACCTCCATTTCTGAGTTAAGTCCTAGACCAAATAGTAAGTGCTGAAGTTGATGAACATACTTAATGTATGCAATTTGTTTACATACATTGTTGTCAGTAAACGGATATACATCAAACTCATCACCGATACCTTTTTCTATGTAGATAGGAAAATATCCATATTCTTCAATATCGGGCTTTGTATATACCCAATGACTATTCTTTACTCCTCTGCTCATCACTTCTTTCTTCCATCCATTCTTTTCTAGAATCTCTGGAGTAAGAGGAATCGGATATAATTCCCCAATATAATCATATAGATTTCCATCCATATCTTCTAATGATAAGGCATTTTGTGTAGAGTAAACATATACTTTTACATACTTTTTTATTATGGTTTTTGGTATATAGTGAAAAGCCAAATCACCTGGTATATATTCTAATTTATCCATACGATTATTCTTTAAGTTTATTAAACTTATCCTTGTAAGGGCAATCATCGGCTACAGATTCTATATCGTAGCTTTCACCTTGCAACTTACAAGATATACAATCACCATATCCGAAGCTCCATACAATAAAGTGTGGGCATTGGATTTCCTTACATATTTTCTCTATCTCATTCATACGCTTTACTTTTTTCGATGATTAAACTTCTTAATAGCATCCTTCTTAGAAGCTGCCATTATCTTAACACCCTTTATTGTGAACTCGTGTTGCGCCTTTGGCTGACACTTCTGCTTGTCAGAAGGAACGCTTCCTTTCGGCACATTGAATCTAAAACTAGAAAGACCAAAAGGGAAATCACTTATTTGATATTCCATTTCAGTTTTCATACCAATTATTGATAGTAGTCCATTCATAATCTACCCTTTCTTTTTCTAAGTTCTAACATTCTCCTAGTTCTACGGCTTTCCTTGCCACTAAGAGGGTTGCCAGCGAGTTTTACTTCTGGGATTTCATAATTCATATAGATGGAAGCTTCTTCATTGAGTGCCTTAACTACTTCTTCTGTCAAGGCTTCTTTAAGTGATACACCAGTTGGTGTTACAATTATCTTTGCATCGTCTCTAATCATACTTACTCCTCCTCTTTTGTTCCATACTCCTGTTGTAACTTCTTGACCTCGTTCACGAACTTGCTGACATCAATATCACAATCAATTACCTCTTGGTTATTTTTGATGGCATCTTCTATCAGATGGATGCATTCTTCGGTAAAACCACAGATATGATCACCTTCGATGGTGTAGAGATACTTGTGTGTGTTATAGTAAGCACACTGGCAGAGAGTTAAGCCCTCTGAGTTGAGGCGACCTCTTACTTCGGAATTATTGATGCGAAGGACCACCATCTTACCCTTGCTTGAATAGTACTTACGGTATTTGATTCGGTCTGCAACGATGATTGCTATAGCTACCAACAACAGGATAGCTAGCACGATGATAACATCTATTTGAATTGTATTCATAACTTTCATTTTGTTTAATTATTTATCTTAATTCGCCCATTCTTCCAGAATTTTGGATATTCAGTTCCTTGTTGACATCGTGGAGGCTAGCGGATGGCAATGTATGCGTATCGGGGTCTAAGCCCTTCGACTTGCAGTAGTTTCTCCATGCCTCTATGCCATGAGGTTTCTTTGCATCCTCTATCGCTTTCAGTCGCTCTTCTTCTTTTCTGCGCTCATCATCTACCCTTCCACGCTCCTTCAGCAGGTCTGCCTCGTAAGCTATCAAGGATTTCATTATATCCTGTGGATTGATTGTCTTTCCGTTGTTGATGAGCTTGTTGTATTCGCCATTGGTGAAGGCTACGAAGAAGTAATCAAGTTCTGCAGGAGTTATGTAGAAATACTTTGTGCAGATACGCTGAGCAAGCAACTGAATCTGATAATCTGTCGCATTATCGTAGGCGCCCAGATAATAGAGAAGGTCTATCAGCCGTCCTGTTACCCATCCTACGAGGTCTCTGAGTCCACCACGTTTCTGAATATCCAACATGGTTTCCTTATTCTTTTTTATAGCCTCAGTCAAGGTTGCAGGACGCTGATAGTTTGCCTTATCCTTGATGATAGGCACTCGCGATGAGTCGGGCAGCGCGCTCTGAACGTTGGATATTCCGTTGTTGCTCATAATCTTGCTTTTGGATGATTTCGTCATTCCAGCACTCGCCATTAAGATAAGTGAGTGGGTCTTTTCTGTATACAGGGTCGGGCGTGGATGCTACGTAAAGAGGAGTTGCCTTCATACAAGCTACCTTATCGTTAAGGCTTAACTTCTTCCACTTAGCCTCTGCCTTCTTGCGGCCTCGTTTTTTATTGTAGGCATTCCACCATTCCTCAAAAGGCGGTTCGAAGACCAACATCTGTTTTTGCTCTTCTTCAACCTCCAAGTCTACCGTCTTCACTTCGGCATTATTGTTGAACAACTCAGAAGGCTTGTAATACTTACCCGTAAGCGCCCATCTTGCACCGGCTACAAAAGCATCTTGAAGAGGTTCGCTTTCCGAATATTTATTAGCCTCCGAATGGATTTCCTTTAACGTTTTCATAAGCTATATGATTTTGATGATTTATACCCAACCGGCACCCGAGTTCTCGAGTTCTCGCTTGCAATACTGCAAGCCTACCTGATCATCGGGTTCCGGAATCATGATACTGCGGACATTTGCGTAATCTATCACGTTTCGGATAACGCTGCTAGCCTCTGCTGTGTTTAGGGAAGTGAGAGGCTTGTATTTGCGGTTGCCTGTCTTGTCTACCTCATCGGTATAGAAGATGTAGCTGCAAACGTTGCGCTGAATATCACGAAGCGTTTCGTAGAAGGTCTGCCCTAACTTTAGGGCGAGATAGCTAATCATGAAGTGAAGATAGCTTGACTGCTTGTCGGTCTGAATGGGGTGAAACTTCTTTAGTTCGATATTATACCCACATTCTTTAGCTTTCTGAACAGCCTTCACGATAGCTAAATATTCACGAGGATCATTAGGATTGTATACACTCATATTATTATAATTACATTAGATTGATTACTAAACCCTTGCAAGCATAGTCGGTTGGTACACCGAGGACCTGCTGGAATTTGTTTACGGCAACATCGGGGTTAAGATGGCGTGCTGAACCATGAATGAGGACGATGCGCTTGGCGGTATTGGCTGCCTTGCATTCGTTGAGATACTCGATAGAGTGAGACAGACTCATGTGGGAAAGACGGATGCGGTCGGCTTGGCTGACTATCGTCTTGCCTTCGTTTACGGCTTTTTCTAAGAGAGAATCATCATAGTTGCATTCTGCCAAGAAGTAGCGGCACCCTTGAACTACATTTTCCATATTGTAGCAATCGGTGAAGAACATCATGGTTCCCATTTCCGGATGATGAATGAGGAAAGAGAAACAAGGAACATCGTGTTCTACCTTCATCGGGGTTATGCTGAAAGCACCAAGATGATAGGTCTGTTCTTTAATCATGCCTTTTACTCCCTTGCATTTCTCGGATAACTCTTCGGTAGAGTAAGCATCGATTCCTGCTCTCAGAAAGTCTTTGGCATTTTTTGCATGATCGCCGTGGGAGTGACTGATAATCACTCCCACGCATTTTGATGTTTTGAGGTTTGCAACTTTCTTTACTTCCTGCAACGGACGACCTGCCTCTATACAGAGCTGCTGACCATTACTAGACTCCAGTACATAGCTATTGCCAAGACTTCCTGTATTAACCGTTATTAATTTCATCTTTATATCTCCAAATAGTTTTATCTTTTGTTTTACGCCTACCATGAATATAGCACCAAATAGCAGCTTGTGATAGCCCAACCTTTCTAGCAGCTTCTCCTGTAGAAACGTAAACACCCAAAACATTACCATGTACATCAAGGTGCTCTACTGTTTTCTTGGTTTTAATAGAAGCAATTCTTTTGTCATACACCTCATTGCTAGACATTATTTTGCAGAACTTTTTCCTGAAATTCTCGTCCTTATATCTATTTCTTGCAATTTCGGCTAATTTGTCCCTCAACTCAGGACGATCTTCTAACAGTTTTATCCGAATTTCACTCTGGCGCTGCCTAGAAATTTCATTCATGCTATTTTCGTGCGGAGTAACCCATCGTAGGTTTTCTATTCTGTTATCATCACGGATGGTATTTATGTGGTCTATAAATGGTTTGCTTTGTGGATTTGGTATGAATGCTTGCGCAACCAACCTATGCACTTTTATTAGAGTGCCCTTTGAACCTTGTTTATTATGCAACCTAACCATCAAATACCCATCTTTCCGAGTTAGAGTTTTAATATTTTCTCTATTATGCCTAACTCTTCCATCCTTGTAATAAACAACATGGGATAGTACCTTCACTCTTCCCATGTTGCTTACCGCATAGTGTGGATAATCTTTAATAATTCTCCACTCCTCTTCCATTAACTCAAACTAAACATTTGAGCCTGTTGCTGCTCATCATGTACTTCTTTGGCATTCACGACTTCGCCGGTATCAGCATTGACCGTGATAACGTTCTTTGCCTCGGCAAACTCCTCATCACGCTGAACGATGGCAGAAGGAGCCTCATCAAGGTTCGTGATGTCATTTGATTCGATAGAGAGTTCTCCCCACTTCGACAGGAGTCTTCTGAGAACAGTCTTAATGGCCATACTTTCGAAATTGGAATACCATCCTACGCCTTCGCCACTTCCGTTGGCAGCCTGCTTGAGAGCAATTTCCTTCAGCTTCTCAGCATCGATCTTTTCGCTGAACTTAACGGTAGGACTATACTGCTTTGCATAGCGACATACCTCATCAAGCGTCATATAGAGAAGTTTGGTAAGACCATCCTTCTTCTTGAAGTAGGCGAAGTAACCGATTGGAGTATTAGAAATCTGAGCACCCGAAAGGTCGAGTTTTCCTGTAACCTTGTCGTAATGGTTGAACTCGCCTTCGTATACGACATCAGCGTTGATTGTCTCGTACTTGCCAGTACGCATAGCTAACTGGAGATAACCCTTTGTACCGATAACGAGCGTAGGAGTCATTACTCCTTTGTTCTTGAACGGAAGGAGATACGCCTGTCCTAACTGCTTATTGAGAGGCAAACGAAGGGAGGCTGCTTTCAGAGCCTCAGCCATCAAGTCATTAGGTTTGCACTGGAGCAACTTTTCATCGGATGAAAAGATTTCCATGAGTGAGGTACAGAAAGCACCTTTGTTCTCCTTGAGTGAACTCTGCAACAGGCTCTGGTAATAACTATTGTTCATTACCGCCTGAAAATTCTTAACTGCTACTGCCTTCTGAGAAGGCTGTGCCTTTGCTACTGCTGTATCTGCCATGTTTACTTCTCCTCTTCTTTATGATTGATTAATTCCTTAGCGATACCAGCCAAGGCTATTACTCCCAAAGCAAGGTTGATTTCACCACTTTCCGGAAAAACTTCTTTTGGATCAACCTCTACGCTATCGTGGCAATCTAACCACTCCTTAATTCGGCTCGAATCCGTTCCGTCCTTCATGCCTCCTCCTAACGCTAGAGTGCCCTTGATAAGGTCTTTGTCAACCAACATTTCTAATTTTAAAGTTTCTGCCATAATTTTTATTTACTTATTGATTTGATTAATTCTTCTTTTGTTTTAAACACTTCGCTTTCTTTCCTTGTTGGGAAAACTGCGAACTTATACTGAATAGAGCAAGGTGCCTCGCCTATCTGCTGAAAGAATACGCCCACGATGTTTGCACGTCGGATTTTGTACCCATCGAGCAGATAGACTGCATCACCTATATTGAACTTCGTCTTGATTTGCATGATGTGTTTCAATCCATTGTGGCCAGAGCGAAATGCTCAACCTTCAGTTTATCATCCTTCGATACTACCAGACGGATTTGCTGACCGCCTGCGCTGAGCGGATGGTTAACACTTTCGCATTCATCTAGCACGACAGGAACCGATACATCATAGAACTGACCGATAGTGCGCGCGATGTCGATTCCGGCATTCACCTTGGCAGCACCATTGAGGCGGCTGTAAGGCACACCATTGTGATAACATTCGCAATAAGGTTTCTTCTCACCATCGAGTTTTGGAAGGAACAGACTCCATTTTACGAAACGGAAGTGCTGATTAACCTTATCTTCGAGAGCCTTGCAAGACAACTGATAGAACTCGTTTGTGATGTTGAGTTTATCATCAATATCATCAAGCTGCTCTTGGAAGATGGCTTTATCCTTCTGTGCTGCTTCGATATGAGTCATTGTGTTGTCGTAAGATGCTTTTGAGGCGAGGAGTTCGAGGACTTCATCGTATCTGTCAGAAAGCGGCTTTCGCTCTTCAGCGAGTGATTGAAGCAACTTGTCGTTATCCTCGTTACTATCTGATGGTTTGTCGAGTTCTGCCTGCAACTCATTAATCTCTTTCACTACCTGCTGATACTCTTCCTTGTAGGTAAGTATCTCCTCGTAGGTGCTAGGAACATCTGCATCAACATCTGCCTTATGCTTTTCAGCCTCTGCGAGGGCTTGGTGAGCCTTGAGAAGCTGGTTCGTGGTGGTCTGACGATCATCATTCAGTTTATCCAACTCTTTGTTAAGTTCGGTGTATGCGCTTTGGAGTTTGGCAAACTCATTGTTGAGTTCCTTCATATCCTCTGCCTTGCGAGAATTGAACCGGTTCTGAGATTCCTGTTTAAGGAGCTGAACATCACCGAGAGGGAGAGCCTGACCGCAATGAGGACAGAAACCTTCCTTATCGTCCCATTCCCAAGTGCGCTTTGCAATCTCATCGCTACGCTTGTTTAAGTCGCTAACCTTCTTCTTGCACTCTTCAATCTGAGCGTTTATCTGAACCTCGGTGGTAGGATAGCCACTCATGACGGCTTTGAGGTTATCAACCGTAGATTCTGCCTTGTTGAAGGCTGCGTTGGCGTTGAGAACATCGCTCTGGTGCCTGGTCATGCTATCGGTAGACTCCTTGTCTGCACCCTGCTCCATCATTCGCTTGCGCTTTTCGGCAAACTCAATCTTCTTGCGAATTCCGTCAAGGCGAACTCTGTCTGCTCCACCGGTCCGAATCTGCTGAATCTTGTTGTCTATCTCTACCAGCTTTTCTTGCAGCTCAGCCTTTTCTTTCTCCATGGCCTCCCAATCCTGCTTTGGTGGAAGGGTCTTGTCGAGTTCGGCAAGTCTGATAGGGACCGCATCGAGTTCCTTCTGAACTTCTGTACGCTTGTGCTTGAGGTGGTGAAGGATGGCGTCAATGTCTTTCTTTTTGAGAAGTTCAACAAGATAATCATACTTCTCTTCGCCCTTCGTGATGTCTTCGACAGAAATGTCACCTGCCAACGACTGAAGGAATGCACGCTGATTCTGCCAATCTTCGGTCGGGAACCGACTAGGGTTGACTATCCAAGCGAAAAGCGTCTCGTTAATGATGGAATTTATACACTTCTTGTATTCTCCTGCGGTACAAACCTCATCGTTGATGAAATACTTGAAGGTGTTGGTGCAATTATCTGCCTTCCACTTGTCATACAATCCTCGCTTAAGAGAAATTTCCTCATCATCACTATTTAACACCAATGTAACCTCATGAGGAATCTCTGGTATAATCTTGTGATTTATATCAAACATCTTAGGATCTAACTTGCCGCCATTGCAACTAGTATCAAACAACACCCAAGTAATTGCATCAAAGATGCTTGTTTTACCCAAGCCATTACCTCCAGATATTATTGTTAAATCATCCCCAAAGTTTACCTTCATTTCTCTTATTCCCTTAAAGTTAAGGAGAGAAAGAGATTTAAATATTATTTTTTTCATTTTTCTTTAAATATTCAAATTTATAACGACCAATTACCAAACCATAATTGGCTGCCTTTCCTATATAGCCAGCATTATACCCCAGTATTTTAGCCGCATAATTACGGCTATAGAATATTTTTATTCTTTTACCGTTTTCTGCATTTATAAGAGCAATAGGTTTGTTGTTTCTGGCATGTTTTCCAGACAAATTCACAGGTTTATTTCCTAGTACAAACCTAGAATGATTCATATTCTCTTCTTTTGTACACCATTCTAAATTACTCACGCAATTATTACTTTTATTTCCGTCGAGATGGTTAACCTCTGACTTGTTACCATAATTAGGAATAAAAGTTTCGGCAACCAATCTATGTACCATAGTAGTCTTTGCCTTGTTGTTTTTACACAAAATCACAGACATATACCCATGATTATTTGGATGCATAGAAAGCATTGTTTCTTTGAAAGGTCTTAAATGCCCATTTTTGCATTTCGTAATTCTGTTTATAGATTTAACTCTACCAATACTAGACACTTTATATAACCCTTCATATCCTTTAATGTCTTTCCACTCTTCTTCCATCATAACCTCCTCTCTTTTCAGTTCGTTTCTTCATTTTTATCTTTGTTTAAACTTTCTTCTTTTTCTCTCAGTTCCTTATCGTATTCCTCGAATGCCCTTGCTGCAGCGTAGGTGAACTGGTCGCTATTGCGCATGGCGTTCAAGATAAGGTTTTTGAGGTCTTCGGGCGATGCGTGCATGTATGCGTATGCCTTCGGAATGGTTCTGTCACCCATGAGGACGATGCAACGGAAATGCTTTGCCTCATCCCCCATCTTGTCAACTATATCAAGTACCTTCTTGATATGATTGAAGAAATTCTGTCTGATATTCTTTTTCATGATTTTGTTTTTTAATAAACCTGCCTATCCTCACGGACGAGCAGGAAAAATGATTTTAAAATTATGTAAAATAACGCTAAAAACTAATTCTTATCTGTTGATCCTAAACCGCTACGAGTGCCGGTTACCTTGCCAAGTTCCAAGTTAGTATCTGGAACGTAAGTGAAGGCACCTTGGCAGATGCGTTGGGTATAAGGAATAACGAACTTGAAACCGAGCAGACGCATGATGCGATGCTTTAACCTCCATCTGCCCGACTTGACGATGGCATGGACTTCTTCGCCATAGCCGCAATCAATCAAACCGAGAATTACATCAAGGTTTGCTCTAACCTTGCATAGATAGACGCCATGTAGGAGCCATGAAGGGAAACAAACATTTAACAACATTCCTTTGCCCGACATGCCACTACGTGGCTGAATCAGCATCTTCATATTTGAAGGAAGTTGTATCTTGAACCCGAGCGGAACGTAAAAGCGTTTGTTTGGAGATACTTCCGTGTCCTTGCTGCAATGAAGGTCGTAAGCGGCATCCGTCTCATACGCCTTTGTTGGGAAACACCCTTGTGTTACCAATTCTACATTGATTTTTTTACCGAATTTACTCATATAATCTATTCTTATAAATGTTTCTGTTCTAAAAGTTTGTCTACTTCCTTCTGATAAAAGGCTATCAACTGATTATACTCGAAGAGTGACCAGTTCTTGTTTTCAGTTCTTGCCCTAACCTCTATCAAGTCAACCCTCTGTTCACCAATCTGCTTAATAAGCGCACGGCGATACATCTGAATATTACCTTGATTGAAAATATTGCAAGCCACGCATTGCGGCCGGCAGTTATCTTCGCTGAATCGGGTTGACATGTAACGCCTTGACATGTAATGACCGTTCTGAATTTCCTTCCAAGGGAAAACCTTGCCGCAACTGATACATCGGCAATATCCTTTATCATCAGAATATTTCAGTCGAATATATTTGGAAAAGACTGCATCTAGCTTATCTCTCAGCTTACTTTTGCTAAGTCCGGCCTTCGCCTTCTTCTTTTCCAGGTCCTTCTTTGCTTTATCCCAAGGAGTCTTCTTTATAGGTGTCCTCTTGAGAGGAGTTTTCCTTTTTAAACCCATATTGCACGTAATTATCATTTGTAAAGTTTGAATACTCGCCCTCGGGCTTTCCGATGTCTGAGGACACATTTTTAATCTTAGAGTTGAGGATATTAATTTTCCTCAGCTTTGACTCGAAGATTCCTAAGGGTGCCCAAGGGTTTCTTTCGAGTTCTCTGTATATTTCGAGAACCTTTCTCCGGTACTTGTGGAGAGTAGGTTCGGATAAATCTATCATAAGCCATTGATTTTGAAGTTTAAGATAAAACCTGCCTATCCTCACGTACTGGCAGGAAAATAAATTCAATTTTCTTAATATGAAAAACAGATAAATATATGCTGCCGCTGCAGCGAATAATCATACACAATAAAACTGATACATAATAGTCCACCTTAGGGATTCGGACCCAACTTCCCGATTTGATAAGAATGTATTAAGGATTTACACAAAACAGTTTCGGGCGTGCTTACCAATTACACCATCGGTGGATAACGGCATCATGCGCTACCATGAATTTAAGAGCCATGCTCACCGCTTTAGCTATCAGTCATAAAGACTGATGCTCGGGGATGCGGACTTATTGAAATAACAATCGCACATTCCCTTATAATGACTTAACACTATTCGACTTTACGCTTTTCCAATATGTCAAAGAACTTATGTCCACAAACGGACAATGGGATTGTTCCGGAAATCGCTATATATATAATAAGGTATAAAACGAAAGGTGCTGGTAGAATGCTCGACCACAACATTTCCTTCTGGTTCGTGGCGCATGAATTCAACGCAAACAACTTATATTGCCACTGGGTCTATACCGCTCCACACCTAACAATTTCAAGAAAGTTATAATAACAATATCCAAAACTATATGGGGGATTCGAGACGAGTTGAACGCCTTTGCTCGGGTTTCCCCGCTCACTCCGAGTGAGCTAGCTCGATTCCCATGTTTCACTCCTATGCTCACGCACAAGAGTGAATTGTAACTAGTAACCAACTCTATCTATTGAAGATAGGTTTTGCAAATAAGAAAAAGAACTTTCTTAATTAAGCAATCGTTTAACTATGCTCACGCACAACCAAATTTACAAACGCATATTGTCTGAATAACTAATCTAAAAGTTCAACAGCCAAATATTACACACTTAACACACTTTATCTGAGTTGTGGCACCTTTACAGGTTCTGCTCCGTAGCGATTCAGAGCACAGGAACGAATGTCCTGAGCCTGTTGGCTATTACTCCGGTAAGCTAGAGCATTGTAGACAGTAGCCTTGCCACAACCAAAAATCTTCATGATTTTAGGAATTTTATCTTTATCAATCAATATTTTTTCTATTTTTACGACTTTATTCATATTATTTTTTGTATATTTGCACCATAAATCTGTTTAGAACGAGTTTTATTCTCGTTTACGGATGCAAAGATACATGTTTATAAACAAATATCCAAGGATATAGACATATATTTATAGTTAATTTACGTATTTACACATTTATAAACACTAGCAGTATGGAAGGATTAAGAGATAGAATCAACGAGGTAAGAGACCATTACAGGCTGACTAACAGAGGGTTTGCAGACGCTATCGGGGCAAAACCTGCTGCTACGAACAACTATTTGAACGGCACAAAGGAGCCTTCGATGGAGTTTATAGACAGAATACTGACTACATACGTAGACATATCAGCAGATTGGCTACTTTGTGGCAGAGGCAGTATGTTTTACGACGCAGACAAGCAGACGGACGAAAAGCTGCTGAAAGAACTAGCAGAAACAAAAGTAAAGTTGCTAGTACAGGAAGGAGTGGTTAAGGAGTTAAAGCAAATCATCAGCGAGAAGATTGCTGAAAGAGACAAAAGCCTTGTTGGCTAATACGATAAAGGGGAGCCTTCTTTGCGAAGACTCCCCTTATTGTGTTACATCTTGCCTTCGAGGGCATCGAAAGCAGATTGTACGTCCTTATTTAGTGTACGTGCGTATCTAGTAGTTTGACGCAAGGTAGTGTGTCCAAGCACTCTTGCTACGATGTTGATAGGCATTCCCTTCGACAGGAAAAGGGTTGCAGCGGTTGCTCTGCCCATGTGGGTATGCAGTCTGTCAACTCCGACCATCTGCCCGATCGCCTTCAAATAATCATTATACCTTTGATTCGACATCTTAGGCAGCTTGAAATCATACTTCTGTAGTATCTCCAGGGCAGGTTTGAGAAGTTGGAATACAAAATCCGTATCAGTCTTCGTTCTCTTGGCATGATAAAACATCTTTCCTCCTATCTCCTCGCAGTTGTCATAGTTGAACGATGCAAGGTCAGAGTATGCAAGTCCGGTGTAGCATTGGAAGAGGAACAAATCTCTTGCATGGAGAATATGAGGTGTTGAGAGTTTCAGTTTCTTGATGGCAGCAAACTGCTCTTCTGTGACACAATCAACATACTGCTTTTCCCCCTTGCCAATATGAAACGGAAGAAACTTATAAGGATTCTGCTCAATAAGTCCGTCTATCATCGCATCATTGATGAACAACTTGAGATACTTGTGATAGTCGTAGATGGTGCATTGAGCCTTATCCTGTCTGTGGAGATACTCATCCATCGCACGCACCTTCGACACATTGCAGTCTTGAAACGACTTTATCTTTCCCCATGTTTTTAGGAATTTTATAAAGACATCATAGCGTTTCTTGGTATGCTCACACACCTTGCGCTCATTTCGTCTTCTCTCGCAGTACTCAATGAAAGAAGTTCCTTCGTCTTCTCCATTCATCTGTGAGATAACCACATTTAAGTCACAACAGCCTTCCTTAACCACCTTGCTGATGATTTCGTTTGCTCTCGCGCGGTATGCCTGTATGATTTCATTCAGTTCATCCGCATCTTTTCTCTTGACAACCATCTTTGACGCATCAGACCATTGTGTAGTTGTCACTTTTACGCCTGTGGAAAAGTACTTCCTTTGACGCTTGGCACAAAAGCATAATTCTACCGAAACTTCATGTTTTGAGGTCGCTCGCTTCAAACGATTGTGAATAATACTTAAATTAATTTTTGCCATTTTGATAACACATTTTTTACAAGGTGATAACACGTTGATAACACACCTTCCGATTCAACAATTTGCGTGAACAATATAAACTGTTGTAATTCAGATAGTTATCCCCAAAATGCGTTTAAACTAGTTTTAAACCAGTTTATAAAATCAATCTTTATGACATATCTCTTTAAAAAACAAAAAGCAATCTATATAAGTATCTGTTATTCAATACGTTATATAGACTGCTTATTTGATTTTTTCTTGACTAAACGTTGCGTTTTTACGCCTAAAAAGTGATTCCGTTGGGGTCACAACCAATTTCTCACAAAACTATCTATATCAGCCACTTATCTTTCGAGTGCAAAGATAGTGATAACATTTTTATAACACAAATTTTTAATTACTTTTTAACTATATTTTGCAAAAGTTGAAATTTGGCGGTTTCAAATACTTTTCTTACCTTTGCACTCGTCAACGTGACGATTTGATATAAGACTTCGATATTCAACCTGTATTCAATAGGTTCAATATAAATCACGAAATCCCTAGGTCGGCGTCACACGACTTGGGGATTTTTATTTTCCCCGAGTTTTTGGCAGTCATGATAGTTTGTCGGTTAACTCCACTCGGCTATGCTGACTTTAAACCCAAGTCGCAAGAGGACGCATGGCGACACCGCAGAAACTGATAGCAGAAGGCGGGCAAAGCGGTAACTACACCGAAAGCTGCTTAGACTAGCTGATGTAGATTTATCAAGCGGTCAGATGATGGGGGATGATGGAACTCATCCATGCTCGGAATCTTAGGTTTTCTTGTCGTTCACGTACGTGCGCGATAAGGGGGAACCTAGAATCCAAAGGAATCCAAAATCTATCCATTTTAATTTTAAATAATTATATTTAGATAATTAAGTAATAGTATAAATTAATTAGCTTATGAAAAATGATTTTGATTCTCTTTATGAGAAGTTTGATGAACTTTATACCATGTATGATGATAGAAAAGCTTTAAAAGGCTATATCGAGTCTATGAGTGAAAAATCATCTAAGGAGGAAGTTGATGTGTCTGCTGATAATTTACCAGATACGATACTTACTTTTGAAGAGTTTAAGACGATACTGCCTGCTATAAACAAGAAAATAAAGAAACTGGTTGTTGACATATCTCATATTCTTGGTACTTTTAATCAAAACGGCATGCTTGATATGGCTAAAGATCGTTTGAAGGAGGAGTGGGAAGAAGAAACTTTCATTGATGAGTTTATGAAACTCCATGAAATACCATTTTAAGAGATAAATTATAGCTTATGAAAGAAGAAGATTATAATATTGAAAGTTATGAAGAATGAAACAAAATTAAACAGAGTAAAGGAGTTCCTTGATGGAAACAATATCAAGTACGTTACTCCTAAGAATGCCGGAAAGAAAGGTCATAGTGACTTATTTCTGCCTTCATTCAGAATCTACATCAAACTTCAAGGTGATGATGATGGGTTGTTCTATAAAACCCACCACATAGGTGTGCATCCTATCTTCATCCGTGATGGTGAAACTCCTAAGTTTGTTCTTGAGAAGGTGCAAAACACCATCATCAAGATAATGCAGAAGAAACAGGCAGCATTTGAGAAATGTAAAAAGAAGTCGTTGAACTAAAAATTATAGCGTATGAAAGAAGAAGATTTAAGAAAAGCTATTAAGCTGAAGGAAGAGCTTGATAGCGAAAGAGAACTTTTGCGATTTGCAAATCACCCGTCTGTGGATTTAAGAGTTAATCTTGAAGAAAGATGCGACCACGGACGTATTCGCAATATGGATTACCTTCTCGGTAATAATGTTATCAAAGAACTGAAAGCGATGATTATCGCCAACATCGAGAAGAGTATTAGTGACTTGTTGGATAAATTAGAAGAGTTGTAGGCTTATGGGAAGTTTTATAAAAGAGCGTCTTATTTATGCACGCTGCTGGACGTATTGGGCAGGTAGATGTAATGGTTACACTTGTTGTTGCACCTTCAGTAAATGTAAGAATTTCGCAGATTTACGTTCGAAGATTCACCGCTACAGGCATTATCACAAGACAAAAGCGAAATATCCAACTACGCTTGTTGAGTTCAGAAAAAGAGTTAATCGTTAAAATTTATAGCTTATGGAAGTTGAAAGATATTATTATGCAGTAGCCTCCTTCATGTGTAAGAATGGCTCAATTAGTGTTAATTCTGTTACGTGTAGTGTTAGAGAGGAAAAGTTCTATCCTCTCATGAACATCATCACTGATGTGGAAGAGAAATTCGGGTATAATTTGGTTAGAGGAACAGTAATCGTCCAGAGTGTTATTGAGATTAGTAAACAAGACTACGATGCTTACAATGAACGCATCGCTAAAATGAACGAGAATGGAAAGGTTGACAAAGGTAATGGATAAGTACTTGAAGAAAGCTGTCGCTGATTATGATAAAAGGAACAGAAGTAATATTATCCAAGGTGAAATTTGGAAGCCCATAAAAGGTTATGAAGGTCTATATTTCATTAGTAATCTCGGTAGGGTAAAAAGAGTAACACCAAGAGGTAAGTTCAAGGAACGCTTATTATATAAAAGTCTAAATGATTCTGGTTATTGGTGCGTTGCACTTTGCAAGAATGGAAAAGCAAAATCTAAGCGTGTTCATAGATTGGTTGCAGAAGCGTTTATTCCTAATCCTGAGAATAAGCCGCAAGTTGGTCATAAAGACGAGACTCGGACTAATGATTCTGTGGAAAACTTAGAGTGGGTAACACCAAAAGAAAATTGTAATATGCCGTTACATAAACTGCGTATCGCTATTTCACAAACTGGGAAAAAGGATAGTTTGGAAACAAAACTAAAGAAGCGCAATGCACAATTGGGAGAAAAAAGCCATTTGTACGGCAAGAGGGGCAAGAATAATAAGTTTTCTAAACCCATATTGCAATACAGCAAAAATGGTGGTTTTCTACGAGAATACGAAAATGCCGAAGAAGCGTATAGAGCTACAGGAATAGCAAGTTCTCATATTAGAGAATGCTGCCGTGGTCTAAGAAAAACATCTGGTGGATATTGTTGGAAATTTAAAAATAAATAATATGAAAAAGGTATTAACACTTACTGTAAACAAAGAATGGTTTTCTCGTATTTTATCGGGCGAGAAGACGGAAGAGTATCGGGAGATTAAGCCATATTGGGCATCCCGACTTGTAAACCAGCAAGCCGAAGGCGGTGAGGTACGTTTCGATGAATTTGGCGGTTATTGTCGCGTGATAGGCAAGCTGGAATACAAACCATACACTCATGTTCTCTTCATCAACGGCTACCGCAAGGATAGTCCACGTATCGAAAAGGAGATTGAGAGTATCACCATCGGCAAGCCTAAGAAAGGCTTATGCCCCGACAAATGGCTTGATACTGAGTTTTTTATTATTAAATTTAAGTAGCGTATGACTAGTATTAGAAAAGCTAAAAAGCAAATGAAGAAGGATCGTCCCTATTGGGAGAGCCAAGGCTACAGATTTGGGCGAAAGGCTAAGATTTTATTCTTTCCAAGAGGTTATTATTTATGGTATAGTTTTGTTGATATGGATGGGCGAATACAAAATCACTTTCCTATTCGGATAAAGTCAAGAAGAAACAGAAAAAGCAGAGCCTAGTGCCCTGCTTTTTCCTTGTCTTCACGTTCTCGTTTCTCGGCTATAGCCTGTCTGAGCCACGCGCCTTTGTTGCGTCCTAGGGATTCACAAAACTCAAACGTTTCTTCGTTTACATGCGTCACAACCCTGTAGATGAGGGCAGCTGCACCCTTGCTTGGTGCTCCGGCTCGCTCTCTGCGACCACCCCACCCTGGATGCTGACTGACCTTGCATTGCTGAACCTTGCCCTTGCTATTGATGCGGAACTTCATTTTCAGCCGGTCATTTACCCAAACTTCAGCGATTACCGCATCGGGCGTCTGCTGAAGGGTAGATTTGGCAATACCGATAAGATAGGCTTTATCCTTGAAGAAGGTCTCTGTCTCATCGAGTATCGCCCAATCATCGTAGATTATGATTCTTGCCTTATCCATATCCTCAACCTAATATTGCCATCAGTATCGTGAATAAGAAGATAAAGAGCACGAACCATTCCTGTTTACTCATAGCTTACCTCCTTTCTTCTTCTCTTGCGATGATAAATTCGAAGTGCGTTTGCAACTCGGTGGTCTTCCTTCCAATCCATGGCCGCTCTGATTACTCGTTTCAACCAATATCCGTTTTTGCCCTTATCGGGTCCAAGAAGTATCTTCTTTGCTAGTCTTGTTTTCATTTCTCCCCTCCTTCCTCGATTACTCCTATCGGTTTAATGTCGTTCACACTTTCATCCTCGGTGAAGAAGGAAACCTTCATCGTGTCGCTCACGTAGGCCATGGCCACAACATCTTCATGGGCGTTCTTGATGATACAGATGTCTCCTCTTACCTCGTTCTGCATTTTCAGATACTTCACGGCTGCATCCTTCACCGCCAAAGGATTCATTTCCTTTGTTATCGTCTCTCCTGACTGAGGGAAGACGAAGATAAATTCTTGCTTATTCATATTACTCCATTTCACTTTCTGTTATTAACAACTCATCAAACATAATACTATCCTTGCATGAACAGCTCCATGATGATTCGTCCTTGTCTTCAGACACCTCATAGTTATCGGGATATTCCTCCTTGTAGAAGTCTAGGATATTATCCTCCTCTTCTGCCATCCGCTCCTTGGCTGCGGTCTTGGTGAAGTAAACTCCGATAATATTAACGCCCGAATAATCTTGATTGTCTGCTCCGTGCTTAATCAACACAAATACTTTCTGTTTCTTCATCTTACTCGTCCTCCTTCTCTTCTACATCAAATGAAACACTTTCCAACTCGCCATTCTCCAAGCAACCCAAATCGTATAAACGTCTTGCGGCATTCTCTGCGTCTTCGGATGATGCTGCGTCTAGCGGTACCTCGTAGGTGATTTTCTCTACGATTTCTACTACATACTTCTTCATAATCAAATCCTTTCTTTAAAAATTAATACTTGGTGGACGGATGGTACGTTGCAACCATCTGTAGCGGCTTGAATACCGCATTCGCCCTATATATAAAACAACAACAACTTCTATTTTATCTTCTTACTTATCTTCTCATTTATCTTCTCAAGACAAGTGTGCTTGTCTACTTGCATTCCGTTCGGGAGGAAGAACCTCTCAGCAAATGAGGTCTGCTTGATGATGAACGTTGTACGTGCCCTGTATCTCTGTCCGAACTTGTCAACATGGATGGCTCCCTTGAAACATTTTATGATTATCGTCATATTGCTTACATCTCCTCTACAATATCTTCAAAACTCTTCTTCTTAATCTCCATAGAAATCAGACTTTCTATGTCTAAGACTTTCGTTTCCTCGTAATCTCTGGACGTATTGTCATGGATATATATACAGAAACTATCTATCTCGTATCTGTCGCTATTGAACAGAGTATAGCTTGATGTAGGAAAGCGGAAAATAATTCTGCTCCAATCCTTTTTATCCAACAGATTTTTAACAACTGAATTAGTCATACTCAAAATGGTTTGTGAGGGAGATTTCTCTCCCTCGGGTTAAACTTACTCCTTCATCAGACTTTCTACAAGTTCTTCCTTGGTGGCAAAGACGTCTACACCCTTTGTGTATGTACTATCAAAACCTAACAAAAGCTTGCAGACTTCCTTGTCTTCGTTCTTCTCAATGGTGATGCGAGAAATCTTCATCTCAGCTATCTTGTTATCACGCATGGTGAAAACCTGCTGACCAACATAGAAGTTGGTTTTAAGATGCGTCTTTGCTCGTTCCTGTACTTCCCAATCATACGATAATTCCATACATGCGTACACTTCCTTGCCTTCTGAGAGGTCTTTGGTGATGTGCTCGAAGATTTCCTGTTCTGTTGGCTCTCGCTCTTCTCCGGTCTCTTCATCCTCGATGGTGTAAATACTATATTCCCAACCTTCCTTGTCTACAAGTTTGAGTCCGGCTGCCTGTGCCTTTACTGCGTCTTGTATGGTGTTAATCTCAACTCCTACAAAATTGTCACTCAATCTAACTGCCTTATTTGTCTTCATAATTTTATCTCTTATATTTTTTGTTTGTAACAATGAATTGAATTAATACTATCAATATCTATAAATTTCTTGCCATCACTAAAATTTATGATGAGGGCATTTAAAAATTGTTCATAGCTGAAATTTTGGCCGAGGTATGGTCGTACCGCAGTTGTTTCGTTTTGTCCGTTAATAAGAACAATAATACGTTCGTTATTCTGTTCGCTAAACTCAGCTGCGAAAGCAACTGCTTGTTTTACTAATTTCGGTTTCATATCTTATTCTTTAAATTTGTTATTGTTAATCATTCTAGCGGCATAAGTTCTGCCGATAATCTTGTCTATCTTTGCTTGCTGCTGATAATCTGTGCAGTCGGCAAAGTTCTCCTGTCCCTCATAGAAACGTGCTGCATTCTTCAGCTCATGGAGTGTTGCTTGGGTGTAGTCCTTGTTAGGATCAACTTGCCTAAGGTTCTCACATGTCTTGCAATACTCGATGAAGTCTACAAGCAAAGATTTCTCCTCGCTCTTGGTCTGCTGCATTCCGGCTCCCATAAGAGGTAGGGCAACTATCGTTGCCACTACCAAAACTATCTTAATTCTCTTTTTCATATCTTTACGGATTTAATTTCTTGTTTATCTCTTCTAATGCCTTGTATGTCTCCGGAAACAACTCCAAATGTGCTGCCATGAAGACTGCGCAACCAACTGCCTTTGCATAGGCTGATGTTGTTGTTTGATAGAGTAACGCCCTAAGTGCGTCATACTCCTTGTCTGTAAGTTCTAACTTATTCTTCTTCATTACTCATCCTCCATGTCTTTTGCTGCTCTCAGTCTGTAGCCTATAAGACTGCCAACTAAGAAGATTAATACATAAATTGTAATGTCCATAACTTAACCCTCCTTAATATCTTAAAATCTTTTTGATTACTGCGGCTGCTAGAACATCGTTAGCGGTTATAGGTCTCGGCTCCATATTGCTTTCTGCCCATGCTGCACCGCCAAAATACCAATGGTCTCTTCTCCATTCCTCACAAAACTTCTCGGCCTCCCAACGTGTAGGAAACTCCTTTTCTCTCATTTCCGAGTGTGGCCTTCTGCCATACTCGTAATGTGCTACGTGATGTACTTTCATTTTCGTTCCTTTCTTTTAATTGTTATACTTGTGCGGTCTCTAGACTTGAACTAGATGTGCTCCTCTATTCGCTGACCGCTCCATGTTACTTCTTGCCAAAGTGTTACTCTTCTTCCTCCTCTTCGTCCTCATCGTCATAAGGTCGGGTTTCATCTACTTCTCCATCATAGCTTAAATAAATATCCTCGTCCTTTGCGATAAGTTCAACGTAATCGGCTAATTCGTTTGTGCCGATAAACTGATACAGGCTATCTAACATTCTGCTATCGCCTAATGCTTGGCGCAAGTTATCAAATGCGTTGCAAACTTCCTTGTAGTCTCTTTTTACTGCCATAACTCTTAATCATTAATCTTGTTAACTAATTCTTGCATGTTAGCAAGTCTCTCTAACGTCTGTGAAGATAGGGTTACACCACATATCTTCGCTGAGTTCTTGATATTCATCGCCTTATCTAGTAAAGCGAGTGTGATGATACAAATATCATTGCTCGTAAGTGTTATTGTTTTTTCCATTGCCTTAATTGTTTAATGGTTCATTACTCTTTCCACCAATCGGAAACGTCACTTCTCTTGAGGTGTCTCATTTCCAAAAACTCTTTGAGGGTGCTGCAATATGTATTCATAGAATAGCAATCACCCTTCAATATAACATGTACTTCCTTAGCCATAATCGTTTATTTTAATTTTGTTATTGTTACCATGTAGATAACTTTACATTCCGAGTTAGATAACTCCTTAGACACGCGCGCATACTGAGTGTAATAGTTGCCATGTGTATCTTTGAAACGTCCTACGTACTTGTAGCCAACTTCCTTGTTAGCTTGTTTTGCGTGTTTTACTACATTTTCGTTAAGCACTTTGGAGAAACTTTTCGTCCAAAATGTATGTCCGTTTGTTCGTTTGTAAAGGCTATACATGTTTACCAAATATTTTTCCATAATCTTTTGTCAGTTAGGCGTGGGGAGGGGCGTACGCCCCGTGGGGGCGCTGCCCCCTTATCTCCCCACATTGTTACTTACTCATTTCATACACCCAATATAAACCTTCATGATTTAAGGAGTACTCTTCTGCCTTATCTCTTGTGTCGAATTGTGCAACAACTTCGGGTTTCCTGTCGGGTTCGCATACGTAGTCTTTTACTACGATGTAGTCCTTCATGCACTTGCCTTCATCTTTGAACACTCCAAAGTATTGTTCGTAATCTTCGAAAACAAGTGCATCAACTTGTTTACCTCTGTACATTACAGGAAACTTCCCGATAAACTTATATTCTCCCCAAAACTCTTTGATGTACTTATCATTGTCTTCATATATGTTAGGGCGAACATCATCTTCGTCTGCAATTACGTAACCTTCTTTGGTGTAGAGAAGGTCACAAATGTAATAATCTGCTAACTTTGCCATAGTCTTACCCTTTCTCTACTAGAAAAGCGAGTACTTTGTCTTCATCTGTGTAAGCTATAAAAAGTTTGGGTGTTAGTATTTTTACGTTCCACCCTTGATTTGTCAGTCCTATAGTCATACCTTTCAAGTATGCCTTAGCGTAATTCTCTGCTTTGAAACATACGCCTAAATCTTGAACTCCGCTTTCGTCTATTCTTTTAATTGTGTACATAGTTGTCGTTGTTGTTAAAATGTTCTACAATAAAGTGCAGGTGTACGTTTGCGCCCAACGTCTGCAAGTCTCATGCAGCCTAACTCCCTTCGTTTAACGTCCGTGGGTTGACGTGTTTCGATGTTTCTCTAGTCTAACACGACTAGCGTTTTTACATCTTGCGTGATGAGTGTTTGAGACTTCTTTGTCTTGTTGCTTTGAGAGTCGCAACTAACTCGGTGTACGATGTCCTCGGTGTTTGTCCTGTGTCTACCTCAGTGTTTTGCCTACTTAACCTATTTGTATAGCGTTCGTTACTAGTCAAAATATCTCTAAATGTGCCATTGCTACGCTGAAATCAAACTAACTTGATTTCGGGTGCAAATTTAAGCAAAACTTTAATACCATCCAAATATTTTATAAAGAAATGCTTAATATTTAACGCTTATTAATAAAGTGCCGCTTTAATTTCACAGATATTAAGTAAAGATATGCTTTATTTTTCGTATCTTTGCACCCAATTAATTAAGAACAACTTTATTATGGTACAGATACATTTAAAAGAGATATTGAAAGAACGTGGAAAAACCAACAAATGGCTAGCCACAGAACTAAATGTTACCGAGGTAGCGATAAGCAATATCGTACGTGGAAAGAACTATCCAACGTATGATTTATTGGAACGTATGGCAGAATTGCTAGAAGTCAAGATGTCAACTCTTCTAGGTGAGGAACCTTTAAAGGTTGTTGATGACTCTAAAGAGTTTGCAGCATTCGTGAGATATAAGGGTATTCATTATACCGCTGATACCCTTGATGAGTTCTTCAAGCAAGTTGACGAATTAAAAATTATAGCAAGATGAAGAAGTATTGGGCTTTGTGGGTATTCATCTTCATATTAGGTGGTATTCTATTTTGGGTATTTCTTTGTGATGTAGAATCAAATGGCAAAGAGTATGCGCTATTGGAGGTATTTGCGGTTGTTCTTTGGGGGGTCTTTGCTATATTGGCTTTGGCGTTAAATATAGCTTATTGGGCAGGAATTGCAAGGCTTATTGATAAATACACAAAGAATGCTCCTAAATGGTTTTGCTATATATTATTAGTTATTTATGCGGCTTTGGGTATTTGGTTAGAGTGCAAGTTGTATGATGGAGGAAAATATATCGAGGAACAATATAAGGAATATCAGTTCCAGAAAAAGTTTGAATACGAATATCACGTCGACTTCTAGGGCGTCAGCCCCACAGGGCATGGGGAGGGCGCTTGCGCCCGTGGGGGCGCTGCCCCCTTATCTCCCCCGAGGATTCTTCACTCTCACCAATTAGGAGAACACACAAGAGAAGAGAGAGTACAGGAAACCACACAACCAAAGAAAACAATTTCCCTAACTAGGAAAAAATATTTCTCCAACTAGAAAAATAAAAACCGCCTAAATCATCTTCAAAAAGCCTTAATCTTAGATGAGCACATTATCCGGCACAAAACCATGAAATCTACGAAAAACCCACAAAATCGGCTCTAATCTGCTTGCAAATGGCTCTTAAACGGCTCAAAACTTGCGAATTTGGGAGAAATCCCGACCAACTGCCCGAAAATCGCAAAAATCGGCAGAAATGGGCAAGTTTAGCGTTGATTGTGGGTGAAAATCATTCAAGAAGGCTGAATACGGCTAGTTAAAGTTTGCTAACGAACTCCTTGCGTGCGTGCGTACCTATTAATGCAAAACCCCTTTTTTGTTTGCAAAGAATCTTCTTTTATGAAATAAGAACTTTCTTTACATTATTGCTTTATTGATCCTCTGGAGTGACTGAAACTAACTTACTTATAATTAGCAACTTGTCTTTTCTTTACAATAATCACGTATGTTTACAAAATGGGTCTTCTAGAGGGAGAAAAGGGAGGAGGAAAAGGGGTGAGTTGCGCCCCGAGAAAGAAATTGGTGGGATTTTGGGCGATTTTGAACGAGGTTGGAACACGGCAAAACCGAACTTCAAATATTATATATTTGCCCTCGAAACATCAAATAATTGCAATTATGACGGAAATATTATCAAAAATCCCAAAGCATTTGACCTCTTGCCCTGTACTCACGGACAAAAAGGAGTGGATATTGGGTGCTGCTGCCTTGGCGGGCGGTGTTGCATCCTCTCTCTTCGGTGCAAACAAGGCGAAGAAGGCAGCTAGAAGGGCACAAGCGGAGAACACGTACAGAACGAACGCTGAGAAGGCTTGGTACGACAAGAACTACAACACGGACTACCTAGACACGAAAGCGGGGCAGAACCTCATAAGAAGGGCGAAAGAAGTACAGGACGAGTATGTTCACAAGGCTGATGGTGCGGCAGCCGTTGGCGGTGGAACTGCTGCAAGCGTTGCGATGGCGAAGGAGGCAGCTAACAAGGCTATGGGCGACACGATAGCCAACGTAGCGGCACAGGACACGGCTCGCAAGCAACATGTGGAGGATGCTCACCTTCAGAACACTCAGCAGTTATCAAGAGAACGTCAGCAAATCGAGCAGCAGAAGGCGCAGAACACTAGCGATGCGGCTCAAAATGCGTCAAATGCTATGTTCAATTTCGGTGTGAACCAATTGGGGTCAGAACTCGAAGGTTCTAAAGCACAGAGTAACAGCAAGTTAGGCGGTTCAGCGAACGGAAATGGTAACACAAATGTAACACAAACCCCACAAGTTAACCCAACGGCAGTGGCATACGAAGCACAATACGGCAAGGGAGCCGCTAAAGACCCTATCCCTGTTGGCTATAATGAGGTGGGACAACACTATGACCCTCTCGACCTAGCCACGGGAGCCAAGAAGAGGTTGAAGGGGTAGCAGTCCAAGGGCGATGACGTGGCGAGAATGAGGACGGCAAGGCAAGGGCAGGCAGGACATAGAGGGACACCCCAAGACCCCCACCCCCTTTGACCACCGTTGCAAATTATAGTAGAATAATACAAATAAAGAAATTCTGCCTCCCCCCACCCCCTTTTTCTGGATTTCGGTTTTCCGATTTTCCCCACCCCTGAATTTTCGGGAAGTGTTAAAATGATTAAACATAAATAATATGGAAGTAAAGATAGGAAAAGGTCTTTTGTCTCAGATAGAAAAGCCATTCGAGTCTAGCAATAATAAGATAACGCTAGATGATTTGTCTAAGTTCCTAAAAGAAATGGACGAGCAGTATAACCATAAAGTAAATACCAGACGTGAGTATTATGCTCGGTTGAAATGCAAGGATAGAAAAGTCCGAAATGTGCTAGTGGTAGAAAACAAGAAGGAAGCTGAGGAGTGGAATCCTAAATTCTACTATTACAAAGAGACAGATAACGGCATTATTCCTGCATCATACGACGATATTATCAACACGTTTGTTAAACATTAAAACAAAATAGATTATGACATTTGAAGAAGCAAAGAAGATATTGGAGAAAGAAGGTTACTGTCTGATTAAAGTCTCAAAAGGTTTTGAATTCTCAGAATTGCCAGTAATGAAGAAGCAAGAAGTCATTGAAGCAACAAGAGTTGTCAACGAGAATAGTTTTGCTGTATCAATGACTGAAGCTGAACGGATTGATCGTCAAGAGCGTTTGAAGAAGGAGTATGAAAAGAACACCAAGACTCTTGGTCCCGGTGAAGAACAGCCAAAGGAAGGCAACCCTGCCCTTAAAGAAGCAGCCTCCCAGTTCAACGATGCGTTGTTGGATGAGCTGAGAAAGAAGATTGCTGCCTACAAGAAGCTACATTTTTATGATACAAAGACGCTTAAAAGAAAGGACGAGATAATCGAAGAGTTGCGTGATAAAAATGCAGAGTTGCTTGGTATGGTTGAGAGAATGAAGGAGAACGTGAAGGATATTGATACCAACTTAAATGCATCCAATGAGACGAATAAATGCCTTAACAAGAAGGTTGTAGAACTTAGCAAGATTAAGGAAGATCTTAATTCATGGAATTCAGAATTGTATTTCTGCATTCATCATAATAATGATAATTACAAATATAAGCTAAAGCGTCTCGGCAAGGAGATTACCAAGTTGAACAGCATCATCCATGACAAGAACGCTGTTTTGTCTGACGTTGCAGAGGAACTTCGCCTTACAAAGATTCGTGAGAAGAATCTTGCCGAGTTAGGTCTGAAATATGTTGGGGAGAATGAGGAGTTGAAGAAGGAGCTTGCCAATAAGGTTGTTGACAAGATTGATGCTCAGGCTTTGAAGAGCGCCGAGAGTGCTCTCGCTTATAAGGATAAGGTGATTGCCGACTTGACAAAGAAATTGAATGTTAAGCACAAGAAGTATGTATATTACAATGGCACAATCGTATCAGTTCAGCGGCTTGTCAACACCCTTGCAGGTTACGCAGCAAAGCGTTATTATAAGGAATTATGCGACCAGATGGTTGATATTGCAGAGGAAGGCGCAGACCTTTCTGGCGTATTTGTATTGTGTGGCAAGGATTTTATTGATGCACTAAAGAACGTAAAAGACGTATGGCAGGAGTAAATAATCAGAATACGCAGCAGCCTAGGAAGAAGCCGGTAACTATCGGCGGCTATCCTGAGGCTGTGCATGACCTGATGAGGGCGAAATATCCCGATTATGATCAGGTGATGAATGGAGGCAATCAGGTGATGCTGGGTGCTCAGCAGGGTGGTATTCCAGCGGTGGCTCCCCAGCCTATGAACATGAATGTATTTCAGCAGAATGGCGGTGCTACCGGTAAGTTTGAGGCTCAGACTGTTCAGACTGGCGCAGCACCTATTACAGACTTCACCCAGATGCCTAAGCAGGAAGAGTTCGTTCCGCAGGGCAACGGTAATGCAAACCCTGCCTTGGGACCAGTACAGACTCCTTACATGGGCGATGCAGCAGAGAATACTCCCCAGCCTCAGAGCAACTTTGAGGGAATGGCGCAGCCTTCTACTGGTTGGAATGCTGACGGAACACCTCGCTATGATACGCTTTCTACTGCTCTGAGCGGCTTTCAAATGCCGCAGGAACAGCAGGTTCCAGAGTTTGAGGCTGACCCTAAACAGAGGGATGGCGGCTTTTTCAGTTGGCTCGGCAAGGTTATGCCGAAGAGCAGGCCAGGAATGCGTGAGGGCGAGACTCCTGATGAGTATGACCGCAGAATCACTACCAACCGTGAGAATATCGCTGCCTTTGCCGATGCTATCAGACATATTGGAAACATCGTCAACACGTCGAAGGGTGCGCCTCTGCAGGTGTTCAACGACCCTACTGCCATGATGGAACAGGGTTATCAGAACCGCAAGGCTCAGAGACAGAAGCAGGCTGCCCTTGATGCGGATGCTGCCTATAAGCAGGCAAATCTCAACCTAGATAACCGAAAAGCACAGGCTGATCAGGTTTATAAGGAGTATCTTATGGGGCTTCGTGGTGAGGGTAATCAGCTTGCCAAGGATAAGTTTGAGTACCGAAAGGGAAAGGATGCGGCAGCTGATCAGTATAAGAAGGATAAGGATAAGCGTGACTTCGAGTATAAGAAGGAACGTGACAAGGTGAAGGATGAGCAGGCTAGGCAGCGTCTGGCTATTCAGCAGTACAACGCAACCCATAAGGGGCGTGGCGGCGGTGGACGTTCAGGCAAGAGCGGCAGCGGCTCGGGAGCCAAGTACTGGTTTGAGGATAAGAACGGCAAGATGCGCTATCAGCCTAACAAGACCATGTGGGAACAGGAGTACTACCGTGAATACGGCAAGCTTCCGCAGGGCGAGACTTCTACTTCTACCAGTACGAAGACCATCAATCCGAAGACTGGCGCAGAGGTAACGACCACCACAAGAAGAAAAGGCGCATCCGTTACCAGTCAGGCAGCAGCTTCTCAGAATGCGGCTAGAAATGCGAGAAACAGACCGAAGCCTGCCGGCAAGTCGAAGAACGGCTATAAGAATACAAAGAAACTTGGTTTATAAACATTAATATATAATATATGGCTGGAGATAAATTTGACCAACTTTATAACGCCTTGAAAGCCGACGGCGCAGTTACAGGAACTAGAGAGCATTTCAGAAAGTTCGTGTATGCGCCAGGCAAGCAGGGCTATCAGAACAGAAAACAGCTCTATGATGCGCTTCACGCTGATGGTGCTGTTTCCAGTAATTCGTATGAGGAGTTTGCGCAGCGGCTTGGACTACATGCAGTAAATCCGAAGCCTCAGCAGCAGGCGAAGCCAGTTCAGCCTGTCAAGAAGCAGACTATGAAGCAGAGAGCGCAGGAAGTGGCTGCGCAGTATCAGAAGTCAAGACAGCAGAAGGCTCAGCAGCCTAGAACGGCTACTGCTTCTGGTACAGACTATATGCAGAACTGGCGGTTAATGTACATGCGCAACGACCAAATGACCCCATTGCAGCAGGCTCAGGCTAGTAATGCGCGCGCGCGCATGCAAAGAGCACAAGAGCAGTCTGCACGTCAGGAGCAGCAGAGAGCTACCCCTATCAGCAGAAGCAGAATAACCCCTACTGCCAAGAACTTCAACGAGACGATGCAGCAGCTTTCTACTCCTGAGGCTAAACAGGCTAGAGCCAAGCAGCAGAGAGAGGACGATGCAAGAGCACTTGCCCAGTATGAGGTTGAGGGCAACAAGTTCGTAAGAAATGACGGACATGCCAAAGGTATTTTGGGTAATGATCTGCTCGAACTTGTAGATTCTTCTATGAACGAGGCGCAGGAGTTGACACGTCAGCAGTATCAGCAGAACCTTGACGAGAAAGGCGGCATCTATGCGCCTCAGTCGGCAAAGGAACAGGCTTTCCGTGATGCACAGACGCAGGAACAGGTGAACCGCCAGAACGTTCTGATGAACAATCTCAGCAGCAAAATCAACGAGATTTATTCACAGAAGGGAATGCAGCGCCATATTGCCGAGAGCGCAGAGAAACTGAACATGAGTGTGGAGGAATACGTGGACAAATACGTTACTCCAGAGATTATGAACTATGCTCAGAAGGCTTTGACAATGCGGAATCAGGAGGAAATCATGCCTCACGGTGCGCTTGACTATATTGCCAAGAACCTCAGCAACTCTATTATCGGTATGGTGGTAGCTCCATCTGTGATGTCAAGAGATACCAGACAGAGATTGCAGGAAGGTATTGCTATTGCGGATGGTGATGCGGAGATTCAGAAGGTTGCCGGCCACAAGGATGAAACCTACCGCTCGGGCATCGGTACGAGATTTGCATCTACTGCCGTAAACATGGCTGCTGATTCAGGTCCGCTCGCCGTAATCGGTGCCGGCGCAAGTGCTGCCGTGAATACTGGAACCAGAGTTCTGACTAACGGACTGGTGAAGGCTGGCGTGATGAAGGCGGCGCAGAAACTTACCGCCCAACAGATGGCTTTCAAGGTGGCCAACATGACTACGGCACAGAAGATCATGTCGGGATTGGGAACCAGAACAGCAACAGGTGCGCTGAACCTTGCAGGATATTCTGGTGTGACTGCTGCCTTGAATCAGGCTTCTACTGGCGATGATACTTCGCTGCAGGCTATCGGCGAGGCAGGTCTGAAAGGTGCTGAGCATGGTGTGGTAACGGGTGCGATGTTTGGAGTTTCGGGCGCAATCATGTCTCCTTGGGTTTCCAAGTTCGGTATCACCGGCATGGAGAAGAGTACTGGCGAGCGGTTGCTTCATGGCGCACAGAAGTTTGGTGCTACGGCTGCCGGTCTCGGCGTTGAGGCTGGAACCATGATGGTTGCCGACAACGTGACTGGAGACAAGGATATTTCCTTTGGTACTTGGTTGGAAGATGTTGTGATGGTTGGTGCTTTCAAGGCTGGCGAGCCTAGCAACTTCGTGAAGATGGGTAACATTCTGCATCATCTTACTCATAATAGCGGTGGTAATTTCGTGATTGGAAAGAATGCCAACGGCTCCCCTATCGCCGTGGATATTCGTCTGACTCCTGACGAGAAGAACGAGTTGATTTCTTCTGCATCGGGCAAGAACCTGATGGATGCTTTCGTGAAGGTGGACCGTGCATCGAAGACTGCTCCAAGAGATCCGAAATACAAAACGGCATACACGGATTTCATGAACGACCCAGACGTTTCTCAAAGCACCAAAGAGAAGGTGAATGCGGCCATGGGACTGTTTAACACGACAAGAGGAAAAAGCTACCGCAGCGTAAACGACGTGAAGAATAAGCAGATTCTTGAATACACCAAGAACGGAACGCTTCTTACACGTACATCTTATAAGAATGCCGATGAACGCAGAGCTATTCTTTATAAGCAGAAGCTTTATCGTGATAATGACGATATGATGTCGCTGATGGGCTACGCAAGGATGAAGGATATGCAGTTCATAGATGATGATGGAACTGTCACTAATCTGGCGTTTAGATTCCTTAAAGAAAACGGATATGACGAGAATAAGGATATTACAGACCCGAATAATGCCCGACTGATTAATGAGTTGCGCAACCAGAAGAGTGCGCTCTATCTTGACTGGACGAAATATGCGGACAAGAACGGCTTGCTTGGCTACCTCAGATCAGAAAGCAAAGGTTATACTAATAACTTCATGGCTTCTATCAAAGAACTTCTTGGTAAAGAAGGAAGCATTGTTATTGATATTGACAAAATCATGCGCAA